ACCAACGCTTCGTTGTAGATGACGCTGTAGAGCAACAGGTCTTCTCTCTCTTGGGCGATCAAAGTAAGCAAGCCCAAACCCTTATCGAGCTTCGGGAAGCCCTTACAACGCAAGTGGAGCGGGTTTCTGAGGCTTTAGAAGCTATCTCTACCGACCTCTTGGCCCAAACCGTTGCCCTTGGCACAGGGAGGCGGGGGGAAGCTCGCTTTGAAGTCGATCCAGATGGGAAATTGGTTCTGGTTGTATCCTATGGTGGGGAAGCTCTCGATCCACTAAATCGAGGGGACTTGAAGCCAGCTTGGATCAAACGAAATGATCGAAAGCCTCGCCAAAGCGTAGAACCCCCCAAAGCCGTAGAACCCCCCAAAAAGAAGAAGGGGTTCATCAAGACCGCACCCGCCATCTCCAAACCCACTCCTGTCACTCCTGTCACTTCAAATATGGATGACTTAGATGATCTCTTGGTGGGTTTTGGAGAGGACGAACTCACCGAAACGGTAAGTGCGGAAGTACCTGAAGCCTACACGCCCCCTGCCCGATCTCGCCTACGGCGGATACCAGGGCAAAAGGTAACGAAGTCAAAAGGTAACGGAAAAGGGTCTCTTTCGAGTTTATTGTCTTTAGACAAAGAAAACGAGGACTGACCCTTACGGGGCAATCCTCGTTTCATAAGCTCTTTTGAGAAGCGTCTGTTAGCCAGCGAAAGTAAGCTGAAGCGTACAACCCTGACCACCACCGTTGTCCGACCATGTGCAAGTAAGCACATCATCAGCAGACAGGTCGGCGGCTTCGTCTTCGAGAGTCAGTTCGCCCAAGCCAGTGACAGCAGCACCGTCAGCAGCCGTGACCATATCGTCTCCATCGGAGTTCTGAATGGTCATCGTAGCACCAGCATCGGAAGCACCAGAGGTGACAATGCTTGCACCAACGAGCTTGCCCAACGCTCCAATCGCAACGACATCCGCATCAGCCAAGACCACTGAAAGGGTCTGACCAACGGAATCGCCACGCTCGAAGGTAGCGGAAGCGAAACCAGCAGAAATCGCAGAGCGAATCACGCCAGACTCGAAGCTACGAGCAACGTCAGCGGTGTAAACAAGGTCGCTGGTTCCACTTTCGGGAACATACACGGCACCAGCCTTGCTGTTCTCGTGAATGGGGCCATCGGTGGCATCATTTACATCAGAAATAAGAAGGGAACCGTCGCTTGCGCCAAGGTGGGTTACCCGAATGAACAATCCTTCAGCCATGATATTTCTCCTTAGATAGACTGTTTAGGCATCCGCACCAGCGAATGTGAGTTGAACCGTCGCCCGTTGAATGGCGGCGGCGGAAACAAGAGTGATAGTAAGAACTTCGTCGGCGGCTACATCAGCGGCTTCGTCGGCCAGCGTCAAGTCTGACAGGCCGTCGAGGGCTGCGACATCGGCGGCCACATTTCCATCCAACACTCCACCAGCCGAGGCACCTTCGACGTTGATGGTTGCGGGATCGTTAAGTGCGCCAGAAGAGATGATTTTCACGCTTACGATTTTGCCGAGAGCGGCGGCTACTTGAGCCGTTCCGTGGGCTACGACAACTGCGATAGTCTCGCCAGCCGAATCGCCTCGCAAGAACTCTGCCGTAAGCGTACCTGCGTCAATCATTCCTCGAAGGCATCCGCTTTCAAAGCTGCGAGCAACATCGCCTGAATAAGCAACATCCACTGAACCGCCACCCGGAACATAAAGAGCACCGGATCGAGTCAACCCGTGTTGGGGACCGTCCGTTGCATCGTAACAATCGTCAAGCAAAACGGAGGGAGTGGTACTCGCCGCTGCGTTGCTGACTCTGATAAATAATCCTTCAGCCATTTTTCCTATCTCCTAATCGAGAGGTTCAGTTTCAATTTACCCCCGACAGGAGGTGCCTCATTCTACTTGTGGGGACTATAAAGGCTCTAACGGGAGCAAAGGACATAAATCCCCTCCAATCTTCCACCCTTCTACAAATATAGAGGGGGTATCTAAACGAAAACGCCATTGAATTGCTGAGTGCATCGCACGAAAGTCGTGCATTTGCTCAACTGTTTGAGCGTGGGGGCACCTACATAGGTACAGGTAGAACGGACTCCGCCGAGAATGTTTTTTATAGTGTCATCTACGGACCCTCGAAAAGGAACCTCAACGAGCCGCCCCTCTGAGGATCGGTAGTCAGCTATCCCTCCATGGTGTTTGTCCATGGCGGCATCTGAACTCATACCGTAGAACTGAACATTGGATTCACCGTTCTTCTCAACCACGGTGCCGCCCCCTTCTGTGTGGCCAGCAAACATGCCACCGAGCATGACGAAATCAGCCCCCGCAGCGAAGGCTTTGGCTACATCTCCTGGGCAGGTACACCCGCCATCGGCAATAACGTGGCCCCCAAGCCCGTGAGCGGCATCCGCACACTCGATCACGGCACTAAGCTGTGGATACCCCACCCCCGTCTGAATACGGGTTGTACAGACCGATCCTGGGCCAATACCGACCTTTACGATGTCGGCCCCGCTCATAATCAGTTCTTGGGTCATGTCGGCTGTTACGACATTTCCAGCAATAATAGTGACATGGGGACATTTCTCTCGAACCTGTCGCACGAAATCAACGAAATGTTCGGAATACCCGTTCGCAATATCGATACAGACAAACCGAAGGCATTGTCGGGTAAGGAGCTTTTCAGTCTTTTCCCAGTCAGCCCTTCCTGTTCCTGTACTGATGGCGATCCTGTCGGGATCAACCATCTCCGCATAAAGATCCCAATCCCGATGACCGTAATGCTTCGCTATACAGGTGAACAGGCCCCGTTCCGCTAAGGCGTGGTGCATGTTGAATGTACCCACCCCATCCATATTGGCGGCCATGATCGGGATACCGCTCCATGATTTCTGGCTGTGCTTAAATGTGTAGGTCCGAAATAGATCCACCTCTTTTCGAGAGCGAAGAGTGCTCCGCTTAGGGCGGATCAGGACATCTTTGTAGTCGAGCTTGAGGTCGCTTTCGATTCGCATAGGCCATCTCTTGGCAAGGCTAATCAAACTCTACCCACAAAAAAGCCACCCTCGGAAGGATGGCTTTTTCAGGGTCGGGTATTTAGAGCAGATTAAGCAGCCGCTTCGTCTGCTGTGGTGTCTTTCTTCTTCAAGACATGCTTGAACATCGATTCCCACAATGCGATTGCACTCGCACCTGACAGGAAGGCGGTGTACAGGGCTTCGCCCCAATGCACTGAGCCAAAAGCGAGGGAAGTTCCAAGAGAACTCACACAAGCCAAGCCCATCGTAACCCAAGGCACGGCGTTCTTAGGTAGAAATCCAAGAAGAGAGAAGGTCTTCGATCCAAAAGAGATGTTGAAGCGGCCAACCCATACGAAAAGCATGATGATCAAGCCAGCCAGAACGCCTTTGCCTTCTGCCGAACCCTTATGCTTCCCGTCTTGGACATGGTTGAAAATCTGTTGAACCAGATTGAACCCTTCAGCGATCTCAAATTCACCCTCCTTAGGGGCATCTGCTGTTGGAGCCGTAGTTCCCTCAACGACCGCCTTGACGACTTCTTCGGTGGCTTCCTTCGCCTCCTTTGCGTCTGCCTCTTCACCAGAGGCTTTATCGGCATCATTGGCCACATCCGTAAGGGAGGGGCGTTCGCCGGGTACTGGCTCTTGTGCCATTGTGGGATTTGCGAAACATGCGAGAGCTACCACCAAGGCAGCGTGTTTTAGGAATTTCATCGTTAGTCTCCTTTTCGAGTCTTATTCGTTCCAATTGCCCAAGGTGTAGCATCCTCAGGGATTGCACCCGGTAATACTACCCTTCCCTCAAGGGCATAATCCTTTCCGCCCGCAATTTCATCTAACCGCTTTTTTACGGCGGCTCGTTGCTGTTCGGAAAGAGCAGGGTTCAATAAGGCTCGCCTCAATGACTTGCGCCACCTTTCTACGTGGGGAGACTTCTTTTTTGGGGAGATTTCTTTTGAGCTAATTCGGTGCATTATTCGTCCTCTCCCGGATAAGCGAGTGGGGGCATATGCGGGTCAGGTAGATCCCGTCTACGAGCTTTGTGCATCGGACGACCGTCAATACGGTATCGATCTGCTGCCGCATACCCTTCACCGAACCCTGTGGGGGAAATCTCCCCGCTCAAAGTAATTCCCTCTTGTAAGGTCTTGCCGTTACTGAGGACTCCATAAGTAACAATGAGGAGTTGGATCTCATCTCCGTCAGAACGCTTTTTCCCCACATGGGCGTTGGAAAAGGCATGTTCGTAGAAGTTCCTGACCAATATGGCCTTACATGCGAGGGCACCGCCCTTCATCATGGGATCAAGAGATTTTGGCATCGAATCAGCTACCCAATCGATTGGGCCTCCTGGCTGATCCCCCGATAAGTTGAATACCGCCCCGCCGCCTCGATGGAGACGGAACTTCTTAACACCCGTATCCTCTGTGAAACCTTGGTAAGGGGCGTATTTGTTGATTGCCCCATCACTCATTGCGATTAACTCACCCGGCGCACCGAAAAATCGTGTGTACTCTTGTCCGTTTGCTGCCAAAGGCAAAACATTCTGAACAGGGCGGATCGCTGATGTGCTGGTACGGAAAGCCGTAGCATTGTCTCCCAGCGGGTTTTCGCAAATGAAATCGGAGTCTTGAAGTAGGATTCCCAACGGCAATCGCTCGGTCATACCCGTCAGTCGAAGTTGGCTTTCTCCCAACCCTGCATTGACAGGAATATCCATACCGCCAGCGAAGTTCGCCGCCGTAATGTGCTTAGGGTACTGCGTATTGTCGGTCGGAACTCGAATCGAAATGATTTGGTGCGCCATCGGAGAGTCTACATCGTGTACCCAATCAGGCCCAAACCCAACCTCAACACGCATTTGATTACCGATAGCTCCCGACTGTAGGGCTTCCAAAGTAAGGACATGCGAACCGTCCCAAGAACGGTTCCTTCCTCGACCACTGGTATCTAATGCCGATTGAAGTTCGGGATGGTGGCTAATCAGCATCCAAATGCTTTCCAAGGTGTTGTTCCAATTCTGGAACTCCGTACCCGTAGAATGCACTTTGAATTCGTTTGGACCCCATGGGCCAGCTTCCCAGTCAGCCTTTCCTGTAAAGGTAACTCGGCCCCCGTCCAAACGAGTAATCGTAATTTGGAAATCATGGAGAGCGGCCAACTGTTCAGGACTAATCCCAAAACGAAGCTCCGCTTGCGCCCGTGAAGGGTTCGTAATCTGCCCTTCCGTGTAGGCCCGTGATTGTACGTGCCACCGCCGAAAATGAACCGTCGCTTGATCTTCCGTGGGAACACGGATTGAAGAACCCGATGTTGGCTCAACTACGCCCACATCAAGTGCGGTGCCAGGGTATAACTTCCCTGCGATCTTGCCCGTTCCCATTGTCGTATAGAAATCCAAGCTGGCAAGGACTTCAAACCCACGAGGGTTCGGACGCTGAACCAGCAGGTTTCCATCTTCATCGAACTGTTTGATCGATTTAGATAGTTGATGGGTCTTTAGGAGACTTAGGCTTCCATACCGCTGTTGGTAATCATGCCTGTCAATAGAGTCTCCCGAATGGGTCATAAAAGGATCACCTTGATAGGGTGTCCGTGAGTATGCGTTGTAGCCCGCATCGTTCTTGTTGGGGGCCGCTGGAACAACCATTTCCACATCAGCAAACTCGGCCTCTCCGAGAGACGCAAGGTCTTGGGGAACGCCTGAGTGTTTACGAGCAAGCACATAGTTATTCTTGTTGATAAACCCACGAGCAAAGCCGAACACCACACATTCAACAACATAGTCGAAATCATCAAAAGAATGGCCGTCCCAATTCTCTGACAAGGTATGGTCAATGGCCTCACTTGGAATAATGTAGGTGTGGTCGTCTTCGTTGCCTGTGATACTCCCACCGTAAGTACAAGTTGTCTCATCGTACTCGTACCCACCACCCTGTCGGATAAAGAGAGTCTGCTTGTCGGCATCTGTCTTTAGCAGGTTGGTTGGGGGGTTCTTAATCGGATTGATCCGAGCCAAATCCCCCGTAGCGTCAAACCCACCAGGAACATCGTCCTGTTGGTGCGCCTCGAATTCTTGTCGTTCGTAAACACCATACAAGCGAGCGATCCCGTAGTTCGGAGGAAGTTCAATACCTCGCATCCCGTAGCCGAGATCCGAAGAAATCACTTCGGGGAGGTAAACTTTCCTCGCCCCAATCGTCGGAGAAGCCGTCTGAGCGATCTGATTGCGAACACCATAAATGGTGTCTGTCTGAAACAATATCGGGGTTACTTGCTCATCTGTTGTAGAACCCTCGTTGTCCTCTCCGCCGATAATTGCGAATACATCTTCCGTCTCATTGGTGGAGTCCACGAAGAGATGGTTGATCCCAGACATGAAGGGGTCGTTGTCACCCACTCGCACATGGTACGGAATGTCCTGCCGCCCAAACTTCGGCATAACCTCTGGCGGAAGGGCAAAGCCCAACACCATGTTGGAGGTCCAAATATGTGCGGGATCTCGCAAGCTGTCTTTTGACAGCCCATGTGAATAAGTCTTTTCACCAATCAAAGAAGGGTCGGCTTCAGTTTCGTGTGTCCGAAGCGTCATTGTACGCCGTTGGAAAGGCCGCCAAATAACTGTCTTTGATCCGTGATCTACGAAAAGCTCGCACTCACGGTCCTGCTCAGACCGAAGAACAACTCGGCCACCATAATGAGGGGCCTCTGGAGCATTCCAACCCAAAGCAGGCAAATGGTTCCAAAGCTGAACGTGTGTCGGGCGATAATGCCGTTCTGTTTCAGGGAAAGAGGTGGCTCCGTTCCACTCAACATCAATTTCATTGATGTCGTTCCGAAGATAACTGGTCCCACCGTCCACAACCGCTACCCGCTCAATCTGATCGGGAACCCGTGTTGAACCGCCCCTGGAAGGGCTGTACATAACGGAGCTTGTTAGGATTATGTTGGACTGAACAGGCTGTACTGGGGCGTTGGAGGAGCCAACATTGTCTACATGCCACGGTAAGTCTTGCCCAATCCTGCCCTCAATATCATTCAACACAACACAAGCGGCTGAAACATTGTCGGAGCCTGAACCATCTTCTACGTGTGTGAACTGAGTTCGGATTTCAGCGGAAACCTTAAATTCGGCATTGTCCTCAATCCAATGGAACCCCGGCCCGTCGATGCTCCAGTCCCAGTCAGCACTCAAAGGAACCACCGCAACGGAAGTGCTGTTTGCACAATCGTAATCTGTATAGCCAGTGTCTTTCCCCGCACCAATAATCTTGAAGGCCCCGTTATTCTGAGAGCCGCCATTACTAACGTCTCCCCAAAGGACCAAATAAAGCTCACTGCTTTGTCCCGTGGAGTCTTGTCCATCGGCGGTCAAGAGACCGTAAAGGGTGTGTTCTCCCCGTAGTAGTGGCTGACCCACCTTATGAGGGTCATTCTCAATGGCCCCTTCATCGTCTAATGAGTGAAACAAGCCCGCATCATCAAAATCGATCCCAAGGTCCACTTGGTAGAATTGACGCTCTGAACCGTCGTCTGCGGGATTCCTGAAAACAAGGGATGAGACAAGGCCCTCGGCAGAAGCCCCCGGCCAAGCAACGCCACCAAGAACAATAAAGGGGGTTTCAAACTTATGGTTACGCCATGGGAAAAACGGTCCTGGATGAGAATCCAGAATGGTTTGGCCCGTTTCGGTCTCAACCGTGGTCAATTCTCCGGGAGCGGCGGGTAGATGGATAGATTCGTCTTGGAAACGGATTGTCCATGGATATTGGTTTCCGTTCATAGGGTCTACTTGTGGATACCCCGCCTTCCAAAACTCCCGTGGCGATACAAACCTAACGCCTCGAACTTTTCCATTTCGGAAAGTTTGTCGGACTCCGCTACTGCCGTCCTGTCCTCCAAGGTGGAGGAAAATGACGCTTCCGTTGTTCCATCCAAGCGTCCCTTCACCATGCGCTTGCTTATTCATAAAGCCGGTGGGTCGAAGTTTTGCCTCAATCTCCCAGTTCAAACCTTCATCAAAAGTTGTGGAGGTGAACTGGTCTCCGTTTGTGCCGCCAAGAGTCGGCTCGAAGTCCAAGATAGCTGTCAGATTAGATTGGATGACAGCGGCATCTGACCAAGTGGTTCTGACCCCATCGGGACCGTCAATGATTTCTACGTGGTCAGGGAAGTTCTCGCCCACGGGTGGGTCAAGGGCCGTCATATAATCCACATGATGGATCGTAGGGCCTTGGCACTCGTTTTCGGCGGCTCCCGCTTTCCAAGTTGTCCGTAGATCCCCACGGGCGAGGGCTGCGACATTGTGGATAAGTAGCCGTTCGTAGTCCCAATCCCCGAAATTGATCCCACGGCGGAGATCTAAAACATCTCGTTCGGTGACTTGATCCGCATACAAACCATCGGGCCGTACCCCATGTAGTTTGATCTTGGTCCCAGCGGGCCATCTGCGGGCCATGGTTCCACCACGCCCTCGGCTCGTAATCGTGAGCTTACTATTGCTGGTATCTGCGTTCGTGTATTGGACGAATTCTCTGTCGTTCCCTTCTCCAAACACCAAGAAGCGAGATTGTGGGTCATCCGATCCCGCTATAAAGAATAGGTAAGGGTCATCTAAACCACTACCAAGCAAATCCTCCACATCGATTTCGGCAGGGATCTCGGTCCCATCTTCATCAACCGCCCCAATATCAGGCGTGATTTCTGCGTGTAGGGTGCATTGAGTTAGAGGTACAGACCCATCTGGCGGGTTGGGTAAATAAGCCGCACCAGGAGTTCGTTCGGGCGCACCATTTTGGTTCGGCTCCGACTCATCGGGCATGATCGCTTTGTAGGGGTTTCCGTTTCGCCTGAACACGGCGCAAATCGGAATAGCGTAAACATACCCATCAATGGCCCCCAAACCGTTATCGGGGTCGCCATCGCCCGCCCGCCATAAAGAGGGGTCGCCCATTTCCATTCGCATGTTCGAGAAATGGTGAGCCGCAGGGCTGTCTACTGGAGCATCGGCGGCACCTTGCGCCAAAATGTTCGGATCTTCAAACCCATCTGGATAAGCATCTAAAGCCGTGCCAGAGCCGTGTCCGTGTCCGTGTCCGTGAACTCTAATGCGATATTGAAGCTGAACTCGTTCGGTGGTCTCAATGCCGATTGAGGGGTCTTGTAGGTCATCCTCAATGTTCACGCCTTGATGTTGGGTGTTACCCCACTTATAGATTTCAGCCGCATTTGGCTTATTTTCTTCGGAAGGGTTCGGGGCTACGAGGCACCGCCACACCTCCAAAAAGACAAAATCAATGCGGGAATCGGTATTTGGGGGCGGCCAAAGTCGAATAATATTCTCTAAGGACTCGGAATCTACTCCAGCAACAGGGATAACCATCCCATCTACAACCGCATACATATGCGGTGCGCTCTCATCCGCTACTGTCTGACCGAAATGAAAGTGGTTTGCCCACAGGGGGTTAAACTTGTAGTCATCTGCGGATCTGGTTGGGTCAAGAAAGAATCCCGAATGAGCTTGGGATCGCACGGTCTGGCGTAGGGCCTCGAACTCCACTTGGCTCATGAGGTTTAACTCACTGTCCAGCGGAGGCTTACCCGACTGCCAGACAACGGCGGAAAACTGTCGGGCCAGTGCCGACAGGGTGCGTGTTACGCCATTTCCGAAGTCTTCAGCCATGTTTTATATCCCCGTCATTCTCTGTTCATACTCTACACACATGACGTGTGTACCTACACGGGCGGGAGTATAAGGGGACAACCGATTACGGCCATTCAACGGACACCGTTAGAACATGATTGCCCAACCGAGAATTCTATACTTCTGATCCGTGCGGTTGAGAAAGGCAAGACGTAGTTTAGAGGCGGGTTCACAAAAAGCGATGGGTTCAAGCCGATGTACTTTGAAATAAGCGGCCCCATCATTCACCGATAGAAGGACATCCAAGCCGTCAGGTTCTTGCTCAATAAAATTGAATACTCGCAAAGCTGGCTCATTCGTGCCTGCTTGGAAACCAAAATCCGTCATAATATCTTCTGTGGTGTCGATAGTAGTGATCAACCACCACACCATGAACTCATCGGCCCCACAATCATCGACAAAAGGAGCAATATCCAAGGTGTCTGTGATGAGGAGGCCCGGACGAGGAGGGTCTACGGTGTTGTTTTGTGGGAGTACGAGCGTTGATCCCGCCGCATTACCCTCTTGTGGGCCAGGAACACGGCCAAGCTGCGCTCTGGACTTGTGGGCCAGCATAGGAGGGCCAACCTCGGTCAAGCCCGCCCCTAAGTCATAGTCTTCCACATCTTCGGGAAGGATATTGGGGCTGTAAACAATGTTCCCGTACATAGGGTATTGAGCCAACAAGCCTTCAAAGGCTTGAAACACAAGAGATTCGGGAGCATACGGGTTGGCTAAATCATCTGAGATGACCTTCGCCCCCGGCTCAATGTCGAGATCAGATCCTTCTGGCACGGGCAGAAGGTATCGCCCATTCACAAGCATCTGCTCACCAAGTTCGGGGGATTTCCCAACTTCGATTAGCTTATTGTCTGTGTAATTGACGATAACTTTCATTTTGACCCCCCCGTAGCGTATCGATAGGCCACCTCTCTGGCGAAATTATCGACATTTTCTCGATACAGGGAAATGGCCCCATCTCGTTCTTGGGCAACGAGCTTTTCAATCGCCCTTGGGTCATTACTAAAGGCTCGACCTCTTCCAGAGGTGGCGACTTTTGTATCTGCGGTCCATTTGATCTCGCCTTCGGGGTCTACAAAGCCGAGAACGGTGTAAGAAATCGCCCCTTCTTCGTAAGGCTCCTGAAAGCTCACTGAACAAAATCCAGACCCAACTCGGATGTGGGGCTTGCTGCGGTATTTACGCCCAAAATGCTTACCCCAATACTCACACTCAATCTTGAGAGCATTAACCGGGGCGGCCAACTTCCAACGAGAGGCTACTTTCCGAGCTTGATGTCTTTTCAATATTTTCGGGATCATTTTAGCCTTCCTCATCTCCAAGGACATTCACATCAGTTGTCCATGCTGTGCCATCAGCGGTTTCCACATCAAAACTCAACTTGATATTACCGACCCAAGCTCCCGCACCAAGGGTGCCTTGCAGATTTCCACCTAAAGAGTTGTTGTTCGACGCATTGCCGGGACCTACGGCTACTTCAAGGTAAACCCTTGCTCCCGGAGGTAGCATTGATCCCGATGCGGCGGGGATACCGTAGCGTTCAAGGATTAACTCAAGCCAGTTACCCACCCGCATTTGTCGAAGCATCTCTGAACTCTCGATAGGAACCGCTTCAAGGGTTTCGAGTTGACGACCATACCTACCAACTCGGAGGCGAGGATCGTTGTAATCAAGTTTTGGATTACCGGGTTGCTCAGTTGCCTTTCTGGGATGAATAGGCAACCTTGCCAAGAGACCTGACCCAACCTCTCCCATTGGCTCATGGTAAAAATCACCAACGGGAGTAAGCGCAATCGTGAACCCGTGTGGGCATGAGTAGCCCGCTTCCAGGTTAGACTCGGCATAACTACCTGCTTCCGCTGTCGGAGGCGGGGGCATCGTTCCTGAGTGGGCCACAGTAAGACCCGTAAGGGTCGCCGCTGACAAAGACTGTGGATAGAAACCGGAGAACGCTTTCCCGTGAGGAATCAAACCACTTGTAAAGGCAGACCGTAGTCCCCCACCCGTCCTTGACTGTCGTGGGAAAACAGATGCTTGTACCCGACTGTACTTCGCATGACTAAAGACACCATCCAATTCTGTGGCATCATCTTTCCAACGAGCGAAGTCCATCCCGCCCCAAAGTACGGGGTTATAGGAGTTCACAAACAGGCCCTTATTAGCGTCCTGCATGTGAGCGGGAATGGCGAGCCAAAGGTCGGGAATATCCCACGAATGTAAGTGACCACTCAATCCCATCGAACCTGACCCCGCAAGGGTATTAGGGTCAAAGTAACTGAGGTCGTCTGGTCTTTCTGAAGCTGTGCCGAACCCGTACTCATAGAAACCACCAGACCAATCGGGCGTAGGGTTCCTGACGGGAGCGTTAAACTCATAGCTCTTCCTTGCGACTATGCTTGGTTTCGGACCAACCGTCACAAAGCGTTCCATGGTGTTTGGCATCATGTCACCAGCTTCACGGTTGCAATACAAAGGTACTACAATCGTTCCGCCGGGGAATCTTTGTTGATGTGGGTCGTGCCTTGTCAGGCTGTTTGAATTGTGGGTGGTCGAAGCTGTGGGAGCACGGCCACCAAACGGGAACCCGCTGTTTCCTGAGGATTTCGCAAAGTCGCTGCCATCATTGGCATCCCAAACTCGTGCTTGCGATCCTGGGATCTCCAAAATCAAGTTGAAGGCCATATACTGAGGGTCTAAAACATCGGCCCCCATCGCAGTGTTGGTTTCTAACGATGGTAGATAGCCGGGGGTTTCCCAAGGACGACGATCTCCACCAAGACCCGATGTTGCCGCTGGGTCATTACCCCATACTCCGAAGTTCACCCAAAGACGGTTGAGTCGAACGCCTCGTGGTGCTCGCCCCGGATGTGGGCTGTTCAACCCTGATCCTGGAGCAATCGCTTGCGTAAAGGCTTCCGTCAAATCCACCTTCAAGGTTGGGGGTGGGTGATCCGCACCCGGCCCATTGGAAGCCCAAGCGGGCTGGTATAACTGCCACCACTCACCTGCGGGCGACCACATATAAGTAGAGTCAATCGGAGTTAGCCATTCGGGGTTCGGAGCGGACCAACCTCCAAGTCCAAGCAGCCCCTCCATAAACACCTCTAAAACCAGCTTCAGAATATCCATCAGCTTTTCAATGAAAGCGACGACCAACCAAACCAGTTCGTAGATGATGTTTTCCAATACCAAGAGCTTCGCATACGCAATTTCAATTGCTTGGTCGGCGGAGATTGTTGTGCTCTCGAAGGCGTTAAGCAAGAACTCAAGAGTGTTACCCCCGTGGATCACAGCAGCGGCTTCGGCGGCCACCTGAGCCGCTTTATTTGCAAGGTCATTACTGATATCCGTAGCCCACCTGTTCGCCACATCGAGCATTGACGAATAGCAATAATCATCCAAAGCTGGTGACTCGAATTGTCCCAACATCGCTGGAAATACAAAATCCCAATCGCCCAAGGCGTACATATCGTTACTATGGTCAGACCAATCTGTATGCTTGAACTTATTCTTTAAGCGATTGAAGTCATTCTCGGCCAAGGCTTGTGCGGTGGTTGCGTCTGCCAGTTGGTCATTAAGAAGAGTAATCTGATCGTTGAGGAGCGTAAGATGCTCCATGAGTTCGAGCTTTTCTTGCTCCTTCTCCATTTTGTCTGCAAGCATCATGTTACGCACATGGACATGCTTTTGCAGATCCTGTTGGTGAGCCTTTCGATCCTGTAACAGAGTCCACACAGTCATGTCGTTAGCGTAGTGGTCAGCTTCGTGGTCGCTGTTCCAATCGTAGTTCGTCTGAAGGTCATCCTCGATTGCTTGAATCATGGTTTCGAGATTATCGATAATGGTGTCTTCTGCGGCGATCAGAGTAGCGAGGTTAGCAAGAATCGTGTCGATAGCAGAGATCTGAGCCGTTACTGTACTTGCGTCGGCAGTTGTCGCCGTAAGCTCTGCGGTAATCTGGAAAACGAGCTTCGTCGCCGCAACCAAATCCTCATCCGCTTTCTTTAGATAAAGCTCAAGAGCATCTTTCTTGGTCTTAAGATAGTCGATCCAAGATAGGACTTCTTGTTTGTCGCCTTTTAGATCCTCTAATTCGGCCACTAAAATGTGGTAGTTGGCACTGACGGGATCTGCCAGACAAGCCTTTAGTAGTTGATCTGCGACAATAAGGTTGAAGAATTCAGTCAGTAGTTGGAGAAGAGCGGCGGCCAAATCCATTAAGGCCGTCAGCATCGGGCCAACAATCATGGCTACAATGTCGCCTACGAGCTGAATCATTTCAGCGGCGAGGATGGCTCCCTCCGCAGCCACTTCAGCGAGAACATTGGCAATCGGCTTCATGTCGAAGTTGGCATTATTGATCTCAACTCGACTGTCGTAATACCCCCCTGTTGGAGATATGTAGCCCTTACTTTGAGTAATGATCTTTTCCAGCACGTTCATGCTGTCGAATCGGGTCATGTCCGTCCGACTGACAAGCTGCCAAGGCTCCATGGCAAACGAGGTTTCGGGGGCAGTGAGCGTTCCAGGCATCCCGATAGCGAGACCGGGGCCTACACCTTGCGGCCCTTGTACTGAACCAGTACTGAGTTCGGAGCGGCCACGACTCATGACAGTCGAGGATTTTGCGCTCGAAGGAGAGACCGTAATGATCTTTTCACGGGCGATTGGCTGGAGGGCGTAGCGAACTGGGAAATGCACCCCGCCTGTTTCACCCAATACCGAAGGTTCGTCCGTATCAGGCCAGCTTCCATGCACTCCCAAGGGGGCATACATGATAGGCCGACTAAATCCCGTGTCGTCACCCTTTACGGTTGCGGCGAGATACCTGTTGTTACTGAATTCTGGGAAGAAGGTTTCGCAATCCCCACCAAGAAGCAATTTGGTCGTGGTAGGACAACGATTGATTCGGAAGATATCTGTTCGGAGATCAAGTCGCCCTTTATTCTTTTGGACATCCAACGCTCGCTGATGGCCCGAAGTCCATGTCGAGTCGATCTGCATCTCGGTGGTTTGCCCTGCGATCCGTTGAGAATCAAGGATACTGCCGAAACGGTGAATGTGGGGCCGAGTGAGATGTACATAGGAACCCGCATTTTCTTCTGAAAGCGGGTGTGAAAATACCCAACGCAACCCTCGTGCGGCACTCTGTACGGGCATTAGCGGGAAAACAAGATCGGTGTCTTCAGTGGTGTTCGGGTTGTAGATACCCGCCGGGTCTTGGCTCAAGTACCCAATATACGGCATGGGGAGAGCATTGTTTCGATCTCCAACTGACCGATCCACACCACAAGAATGACCAATATCTTTCGAGAACCCGACAACATGCGGCCCGTCATAAACATCATAAGAGATAGACTCTGGGGACGTGTACGGCAGATAAGGGGCTAAGGCTCCCGTGGGTACGCCCACTTGAGCCACATCCCTTCGTGTGCGCCAATGGACTTGGAAGCAAGCAGACCCGCCTACAACTCGGTCATAAACAGGGTAGGACTCGCTCAGTCCAATCGATTCCAGTGCCGCTAAGTCGTAGTGGGCCGATAGAACATCTCCCTTTACGTTCCACACTACGAACCCATTTCCAGCGTTGATGCCGGGGAATACCGTTTCTAAAAAGAGCACCCCATTAGATTCGGACCTACCATTCAGGAAATTAGCCGCAAGCTCACTGGTGAGAGCTACGGGTGCCGCCGTTGGCCAATCGGTGTTGTCACCACAGACACCAGCCAAGACCATATCTGCCTTGCTGATTGAAGTTGAAAACAGAAGGGGGTTCTGACCAAATCCGTCAAAAGCACCGCCATAGGGGGCTGGCTGGTTTACCTCTCCCGCTAAGTGGAAGTTTAGGTACAGGTTGTCATAAGACGGCAACAACCATTCTTGATCCCCGTGGACTACCGGGGTACTGCGCCGACACAAGCCAAAGTGACCCATTTGATCGCCACAGTTAGTGTGGCGATCTGAAATACTCGATACATACGGAGCACGAGGACGCAGCGGGAACCAACCCGTATGGTCATCAGAACGAGTTCCTTTAGGCTTCATAGACAACGGCACTCGTTGGGAGTCGTCGCAGTTGTACTTTCTGAGAAGGGCTACGGATTTTACCTTTGCGGTATGTTCGGGGTGGACATAAAGACCACGACCATCTCGCAAATCTGCTCGGTCAACTACCTGCCAATCCTCAACCACATCGATGATTGTGTACCAACCAGTGTGTGCATAGGTGTGGGTGCCGCAAACATACAACATGCGACCCACATCGCCTTCCCCTGTTTCGGGGGAGGGGGCAACAAACCTGTGGTTCAAGTCGTAAAAGACAGCATCCCCTTGAAGTGCCGTTTTTACCCAATAATCTCCAGTTCGACCTGTCTCAAATCGCCAATAAGCAGGCTCGGACAACCCTCCTGAAACACCTCTTGGCCCCAACACTGGAACAAACTCAACATTAGGGGTGATCCTCATGTTGTGGCCAGAAAGAGGTCGTCGGACGAATCGCCTGTCTACTCGATCCCCAAAACCGTTCGCAAGACCCTTCTCGGAGAAAGGCTCTCGATCCACATCGGGATCGAAGTTCTCAGAAATATCGTAGACCACTTCAGGTGCGGCATACCGTATAAAGGGCGTTAGGGGATCAATCGGATTGAAGTATGGGACTTTCCGAACACTCTGAGCAACCAAAGAGCCGTTCGTCGGTGAACGAACACCGTCTCCCAAGATACCTAAACTGGTACTTGCGTTTTTCAAGTTCTGGAAGCGGCCTGTCGCACCCACAGTGTAGAAGGTGCCGTTTGTGGTGTCTTCTACCACCATCCCATCCAGCAACCGCATCTGCACTAATGCGGTATCCTTATTGAAAAAACCGGGATCTTCACGACTAATCGCATGTCGGTAGGCTTGTGAGATCGCTCCAGGTTGACCGAAGTGTGTGTAGTGACCTCGGTCGAAAATACTAAGACACGGGGCGTTGGTGTTCGCCGGGTTGGAAAACTGACCCGCCCCGAATACGGAATCCGCTTGGAAAACCGCCGAAGCATTGAACCCGAAGGGGGAGATATCCAAGCGAGCGTTCGGGAGAGTGGCGGATGGTGGTAGACCGCCTACACCGTCTTCAACATAGATCGAACTGATTGTTGCGTTGACAAACTCATAAAGAGGAATGTCAGTCGGGGTGATACCGCCGCCAGATGCGTGTTTCGTGGGGTCTCCCATAAGGTTCTGGTTGGCTCGGAATTCACCTCTACCTGTTGGGCCTTGTGGGAGAAGTAAAACTTCTCCTTGGACAGGAATCCCCATCCCGGCGATGCCAGAACGATTGTGACTCCCTACACGAGATTTGCGATACGGGTTCATCCCCGTTGCATCGAGAGATCGGAAGGCCCTTTCGTAAACTGCCGTACCTGGGGTACGGAAGACCAGACCAGAGCTAATATGGGGGAACAGCGTATCGCTGATCCCTAAGCCCAAGCTCTTTTGGATCGCACGAGACTTAAATTCTCGTGAACCACTGTAATTTCCGTGGATAACACTTATCCCTGCCGTACTGCCCGACGCTGCTGTGTAAACAGTCAGCATATCAAGGGCCATGTTGCCGCTTACTGCGGGGCCAGAGTACACTTGTGAAGCGGCTTCGGCGGCCAGCATGTTTGCAGCCAAACCTTGAGCCGCCCAAGGGCTTTCAAAAACAATGCGACCTTGAGGATTAGCCACAGACAGTTCCCCATGGAACTCTGCGGTATTGAAGGTAGAGGGTAGCTCCACTCCAACATCAGCGGGTTTCAAGCCATTGTAGAAAGGCCATGCCCCTCGTCCCCAAACCGTCATTTGGCCGATGCTTTCGACCTGTCGGGATCGGGGCGTTGCTCGGAAAGCGGTTGCTTGAACTAAGCCCAAACCACCATCCATAATAACGCCGGGACCAAGCCGTCTTGGGTATCCAAGATGGTTGACCCGCCCTGTTTCGGGGTCTACTACAAACTCGCCTTTAGCGTTGTCGCTTGCAGCCCCATCCAGCAGTCCAGCGGAATCCGCCAGCACCACCATCCTTGCAGAAAAGGGAACTGTTTGAACATTGTATTCTTCATCTTCGCCCATAAACGCTGCATCGTTTACCGCAAAGAAAGCTCGACTGAAGTGCTGTCCGAAACGCCCAACTTGGTCGTGAACCCCTAAAAGCTCACAGCCAGTTTGCTCGAACAACGGTGCATTACCGGAGTCCGCCGCATAACCTTCAGTATTATGGGAAGCGGGGTGTTGATAGCTCGCAAGGAGTGGGATCAATTCAGCCGATAGGGAGGACTTTCCAGCCACAAGCTGCGGATCAAGCGTCAGGCCCCGCAAAGACATCGGAGCACCTGTTGGAGACCCACCGGGGTCTACGACATCCGCTGTCATAATCGCATGAGCACCTAAACGGTCTCGGAAAACGCCCCAAAATAGTCCGTCGCCCGCCAGTTGCCAATCATCTCCGATTGGTGACGGTGTTACCGGAGCGAAGGAACTGAGTTTAGCGGGCTTGAAATCATCAAGATTCTTTCTCTTAAAGCCCTCAATCCGAATCAAAAGGGTTGCCACCACTTGTGATTCACGCTGACGACCGGGGCTTAAAGCGTCATCCCGTCCAGAAGGCCGACCTAAAGGCTGGTGCATGTTGGGGGCATCTGAAAGCGGTCGAGTATTCGTAAGCACCGGAGCGGATACAATACGGAATAAGCCTGTGGACCATTTCTCAGAATTAGTTCCAAAACTGGGCGGGGAAATCTTCGTGTTTGAAGTAATCGGCTCATCCGACAACCGTAGATAAGAACCAACCAAAGAAGGCATCAAAATCGGCGGCTGAGAGGCCAATCCCATTTGGCCTACATGATAACCAAGCTGACCCGTACTTAAAGCGGCGTGGCCTGCGGCGGAAATGCCCGTAACAGGGTCGCCCAACCAATCCGCAACCCAATCCCCGCCCGCTGCCCCTCGTAAGGCCAATAGGTCTGCGCCTGTCAAAGCGATTTGAATCGTAGTTTCCTGAATCACCACCCCATCAGGAGCTAATGTCGTTAGCTTACTTGGAAGGTGACCTGCGGAAACATCGAATCGCCCCGAAATTTCTCCGCCGCTTCGAGGAAATGCTGTCGCATACCGAGAGCGAAGGGGGCGAACATTTCGCAACCAGAGGTGAGCATCACCACTGATTCGGATACCACCAACACCACCAACACGAGGAGCCTCATTAGAAATTCCGTGGGTGCTGGCTACCGCTGTGTTCTTTCGTTTACGGTCGGTCCAATAACCTTGAGTGTCTAAGCCGCCATCACTGGAAAGTACGGAGGCTGTCGTTTTGAAAGAGGCTTTCGCCATCCCACCCAAAGTGGTTGTGAAGGCACCAGCTTCTAAGTACACCGAGGACTGACTAAAATCTTGTGGTGCAAGAGAGTCCGGGCGGTAGCCGTGAATAACATTGTGAAGGGCAAGGCCCGTAGGTTCTAATGCCCCCATTGAAGAGAACAAGGAAACCCTGCCCGCCCCAACCAATACGGAAGAAGGAGTGGTGGATGTCCCACCAGATAGCCCCTGATCTTTGACAGAAACATCCATGTTCCTGTTGTGGACCAGATGGGCTACGGCGGCATGTGTGCCGCCCAAGGGAGAAGGAACAATAGAAACACTTGTTGTCAGCGTCCCCCACAAAGACCCGAAGGAAGATAAGGGGAGAACTTGATCAGGACTCGTAATCGCTGTGGGGTCGAACCCCGCCGTGACACCAGCACCCCTTACAAGAGAAGTGCTGTTACGAGGACCAGCTAAAACATACAGGTGTGGTGAGGTTTTGTGTTTTGCCAGAACCCGACCTTCAATAGAACATTCAATGGCTTGGTTACCTTTGGTGACTGAGCCGAAAGAAACAATGTCTCCGAACGCAATATCGCTCCAAACGGTTTCCGGTAACTGCCACTCGCTTCTATCAACGGGTTTCGTTTCCAACAGAAAGGAAGTGTGGCTTATGGGGTATGGGTCGAACAAAGCCCGACCGAAAGAGTTCTCGTTGAACTCCTCTACACCAAAGGTCATATAGATATTGGTGATCCCAGCATCTTTACCGTGCCGACCTTCGGGGAGAATTTCTGGCCTATCCCAAGGCCAAGACCAACGTCCGGCCCAACCTGAAGCGGGGTGGTCATACGCAATACCACCCGTCCTACCGAGAAAGTTTGCTTCGCCAACAGTTGTGGCGTTCGGGTCTGTGAAGGGCCTTTGGGTTTTACTTACCCCTCCAACAACATGAACATCAAGCCCAAGCCCTACGGCCCCCATCAAGGATTGATCGTTAAACCAATCGGACATGCCTCCAGTTGGGAACTTGACATCAAATAAGTAGCCCTTGCCACTTCTTCTAAAGCTGGTGATGGGGAAAGAGCCTGCATATCGCCCTAAGGGGCGGGTGCCGCTTCGTTCAAAACCAAGTTCTTGAACATTCCCTCGCAAGGTAAGAGAGTGGTGATCCCACGACCCCGTGTTCACAGACGTGGGGTACTCTTCAGGTCCACTCACATAGGAGTTATCTCCATAGAACAATCCACAGCGGGACTTCCCTGACTGGTGCTCAAATGTCCCACCGAGGAAATGAACTAAACTCTCTCTCTCTTTCCCGTCACTACTGGCTGGCCGCACTTCCAACAATACGTTGTGAAAGGGAGCGGCTTTCCGATGAAGCTCACTTGCGTTACTGGCATTCATGCCACCCAACTCGCTCTCAATATTGAGAGCGACCCCTCGGCCACCGCACAAGAGAGCAACTTGGTCTCCCGCTTCTGCGGGGTGTCGATGATCGTTTCGAGCCGTGAAGATCAACTGGTGTTCGTACTTAACCGCATCTAAGGTAAGAGGTCCGGCGGTAGTCGTAACCGTCGTAGTGTTCTGCAACTCAGGGTTTTCAGATGGGGTCAGGATATCCTGAAGGAAGTTAGCTTTACCCAACGCAACTAATGTAGAGGGGTTCTGAGAAGTCGCTACGTCGGAGTACAGTCCCGTCTTATTGAGGTAATCGGCTAACTCAATTGGATTGGTGCAAGTAACTGGGTGGACGGGTTTTGGGATCACCATCTCATAGTGAATCCAAGCCGTAGGTGTTCTTGGGTCTGCTGATCGTAGGTCGATCAGAAATCTCAATGCTGTCTTGATCTCAACTGGAAATTCAAGTTTAGATACCAAGTAAGGAGTTTCGGGGAGGGCTTGAATTTGCCGCCCCGTGGCCGTCAGTACCTTTTGCTTGTGAACAGGATCTGAGTCAAAATCTACAACATTCCGATTGGCACCCGTTAGAGTCCGTAAACCATAGCGTCCAGCAGGGGTTCCTGTGTTCAGGTGGTCAGAAATATCTTTCCAAGTAAGCACCCCATCAGAAGTGGCGGTAGCCCACCAAAGCGGATTTGATGCCGCTTCCGCCCTACGCTTATCGGTGGACCCGATGGTAACCATGTCTCGTTTGAGGGCATACCCAAAACGCTGACCCTTTGCCGGGATGTTTTGGGTAATGACAACAGAGCTAACTGTGGCACCCTCAACAACCGCCGATAAAAGATTCGCTATACCGTCTTGTTCGTGGGACTCGAAAAGCTCAAGAGCGTTCCAATCTCCGGTATTGGTATTCCGAAGGGCGATTGAAAAACCATTAGGAACAGGAGAGCCTACTTTTGGTTGGACTCCAATATCCTCGATCAGACCAGCGACCCGTCGCCATTGAACACCAGATGCGGGAGAGGACTCCCAATTGGTGTACATACGACCACGAGAGACTTCGATTCCGATCTCATGTGTTTGATCGGGGGCTGGCAGGTGGCCAGAAGGCATCCATGGAGGATCGTCAGTTGACCATCGTTGCGTTTTAGCGTCGAAATGGAACCGAGAGATTTCTGATGTTTTCCCGTCTCCGAGGTCTCCAAGAGGGAAGAAGGCTCGCAACTCTTCGGCGGGACCAGCCACCGCTGTCGGCATGACCGTCATCGAGCCGTCGAAATTGTAGGTCACATTTCCGTAAGCTAATCGGACAACATCCGTGCGAGCACTGCTACCGTAAGTCGTATCAAAACGATGATCTAAATCCCCACGGTGCCTGAAAAAAACACCCGTATCTTGATTAAGAGTGATCGTGTTTGGCCCTATCGTTGAGAAAGGCCCTACTCCAACTTGGAAGTAGATTTGTCTGAAGGAGATTTCCTCTGGACCCCATTTGATCCCGTCGTAATAGATATGGAGATCCGACAAAGGATGGTGATCTTGCGTATCCAAATAGGGAAGACCAGAAGGCTGCATCGCAAGGGTGAGGTGACCCGTTTCTGGGAAACTCCCTACTTCAAAGGAGCCTCGAAGTACCGTTAAGGTATCCCCCCAACTGTAATCCTTTACCTTGGGAAGATGCCGCAACATCTTTTTGCTTGAGAAGACATCTCGTTGAGTGGGGTTTGGGTAACCCAAATTTGCCGAATGTAGATCCCCGCCCGTCATTCGGACAGAGGAACCTCGTTGGCCGCCTTCCATAGAGTAAGGCACAAAAGCAGCCCATAAGAGAGGCCGCCCCGCCTTATCCAAAGCAATGTCTCCGCCCGGTTTAGGGGTGTGGGAGAACTTCACGACACCCGAAGCGTAATCAATGTCTACATATTGGGTTTCGTCTAAATCGGGATCGAGAATCAACTCACGGGAAGCTAATGGCCTCTCATAGTCTGGTCGTTCAGCTTTGCTTTTATCCGAAGGGAAAAGAACCATTCGGAAACCGAGGTCCAAAAGACTCCCAGGATCAGTGTACTTTTGTGTGTTCGGGATCGCTCGATCTGCTCGTGCGGAAGAGCCTCCGCCGGGAACATCGTTTGTCCCATGCACCTTTAAGGAACGGCCAACTTCTTTCGGGTCGATCAAACCCGTCAAACGAGCCGAATCTAACGCATCGGCATCAAAGTTAACCCCTGGCCCGTGAAGAGAATCAATCCCATCGTGGGCGGTACAATGGAGTTCGCCAACACCCGGCCCCTGAGTACGTAACTCGTGGTTAGGGTTCGCCAAAAAGAAGGGAACCCCTGTTTCAGGGTCTACGGTGTTGTGGTGTCGCAGTTCTACAAAGTATCCCTTTGACTTCGTTCGACCAATCTTGACTGCTTCAAAATAGCCGAGAGCACGTTTCGCCGTTGGGCAAACGGCAGGTAGACCTTCTTTGTCGAGATTGACTTCCGAAATGTGGATAATCGTAGTTTTCGGGTCTCCACCACCCAACCGCTTATCAAGCCACTCATAAACACCTTTCTTGACTCCGATGCGGAACCGTCCAGGTGGTGAAATCCCTAAGAAGTTCACATGAAGCGGAGCTTCGTGACTCAAGATCGCTTTGAATGTGCCGTGATCTGAATCGTATTCGGGGTCGAGGCTGATTGCTACAGGTCGAGGAATCGGCAAAGCCACTCGGCCCATGTAGTCGGCGGTGTCCCCTTTCCAAGCCACACGGGGCATCCAAAGATCGTCCGAAGCGGCGGAAGTTGGGGGAGTGACGACAAAGGACCGATTGTTGGAACCTCTAACGGGAACCAGCCGTGCGGTCTTCGCTTTTAATATGGTGATAGCTTTGAAAAAGCGTTTGTTGGAAGTGCTGGTCGTCTCGAAATACTCGTCGAGAGTCTTCGGGCCTTCCAAATCAATAATAGTGTTGTCTCGGATACTTTTGATACGAAACAACTCGTATCGAGCCGTACCGAGATGCTTTTCGGTCTCTACATGCCCTCTCTCTGGAAGGGTGGGGGGCTTGGAGACTTTCTTTGTAGTGGGGTCGTAAAGAGGACCGCCAGGATCGGTAACTACAATCCAATAAGGGTGGTTTTCCACATCGTCTGACTTAAGGCCATAAATGTTGCTAATTGCCGTGCTAAATTCCAAACGGCGGGGGCCAGTAACTGCCCACTGGTGTTGCGCCAACTCTGCGTTTTTAAGAGTTGGTCCATGCACCTCAAAGCTAACGGGGTGGCCTACAAGGGATAGCCCTAAATCCCCTTGGGCATTTGTGTTCCAAGCATACGGAACAAAGTTGATCTCTGGATAACCTCGCCGCCCCAAACGATTGTCAAAGCCGCTAATCGGTGCGGGAATATCAGCTTGGGTCGGTAATTTACCGTGTCCTAAGGTGTAGGATGCCGCCCAACTACCAGCGAAATCCTTTACTGCTTCTGCTGCTCGAATTGCTCTTGGAGGCACAGAGTCTTGACGACCAAACAATTCTTGCCAAGGCTGGCGTAATTGATCCGTGTCAGCGGCCTCTGCGAGCAACTTTCGCAAGCGATTTAATAGATCGTTCGTGCCCGTGGCCATCAATCAATCTCCATGCTTCTGTGAAAGGCGGGGTATAGGCAACGCATTGGATTACTTCACTCCCGCTACACGTATGCCGCACAAGCCTTGAAGATGTTGTGGGGGAGCGGTTGGCCCACCCATTTCAAAGTTCAGATATTTACCGCCACCTTGATACATGATCACCTTCACCAAAATTACCGCCCCATTTAGACCCTCAAACAACTGCGCTGGGGGTCCGAGGTTGCACCTTACCGTGCATCTATTGATCCCCATCTTCGGCATCGGGGTCAGATCCTTTGTCTCTGGCCCGACAACCATACAACCAGCACCATCAGCAAAGGGGTCTTGCTTTGATGGGCCTTCACCATCTCTTCGCCCAATATCCATCCAAGAGGTCAAACCCGGAACCTTGATAAGAATCGCCAGTTCGGGGCTGCCCGGTTCTGGTGCCTCCCATTTGAACTGCTCAAGGTTCAGACCACGAATTTCCAAATCTACTAAAGAAGCCCCGACCGCATCATGACCAAGACCGAAGGCCCGTACCCAACTCCGACCTATACTTATATGGTCAGCCATATCCGCCGCCTCAATGCCGCTGTAATCACAAGCGGAATTTTGAGTCGGTAAGTAGTTCTTGGTGTAGTCGTGTTGGGGGTAGATCAAAATCCCGCTGGTTGGCGTAGGATCTGTCACACCAAACTTAATGAATGGGTTTCGATCTGGCCAACCTGCAACTTGAAGCTCAAGCCGTTGGGCCGCTTCAGTTAGGGGCACCGTATGGGATTTGGATGTCAGCCAATGAATTGCGTCCCAAGCTGTACCGTGAACATCTTCAAGTCGAATAGGAACATGGAGGTTGGTAATTACGCCATGAGGGAGTCCTGGCCCACACAAAGTTTCAGTATCTTTTAGTCCTAACGGCAAGCTGCCATCAGGAGCTTTGAAATCGCTACGGTAGCGGTATGTTTCATCGAGAAAGAGTTCCTTAGGGTCTTTAGCCCCATGCCAAAGATCCTCATGGGTGGTGGGATCGGCAGGGGTGGAAAACCAGATGTCCGTTAGGTTGCTGTATCTTACGGGGTTGGGGCGATCCTTACTGTGATCTGACCCGTGCCAGAGCAAAGTGGCATCTTTAAGACCCTCACCGTAATTATAGATACGGATACCTAAATCAAAGAAATGGTCGTGATGGTTCATATGCCGACCATGATTAAGAGGGCGGCGAAAGAACGCTCGTAAAGAAGCATCTTGTGAAAACTTCGGGAGCGTGTCCCCATCAAAATACAGAGCGGGGTCGTCAATCTGTTCGAGCAACATTTGGGCTACCGTATCCTCAACGGGAACGGGAAAGGATGCGTTATCGGATAAGAGGTGTCCTGTACCGAAATGGATGCGACCTCTTCGGAAATTGATTTCTTGCTGAAACGCTTCGGCTGGCTCTCCTCCCCCTACCGTAGCAACAGTGGTATCCGCAGCGGGAGTGAACGCCGAAGTTCCCAAAAACGCAGGGAACATATTGCCCATGTATAAGGCATCCCCTGTGATAGCCGATTCGCCATACCCATCCTTACCGTCATGCGTCAGGAAAGAAGTCTCAAATAGGCCATATACGGGAGGTGTGGCATCGTGGTCTGGGGCCTTTAGAGTAACAACCAGCCCTTCAGCCCGTAAACCCGTCGTATAGTTTTGCTCATAGCCAGCAGACAGAGCGTACTCAATCCCGCTTACGGCCATCACCTCTCCGACCTCCCAAGAGACCTGCGCTATATCATGTTGTCCTTCCCCATCTACAATCGGAGGTACGGGGTGTTTACAGAACTCGCTGTCCTTATCTCCAAGGACATCCTCGTAAACATTGGATCGAAGCACATGGTAACAAGAGGAATGGACAGGATCGGTTGAAGCCCGAACCTTGTTCCACACAGATCCGAGATGGCTCCAATCAACCAGATTGGCACTATACATCTTGTCCTGCGTAGGCATTTCAAGATCCCGCACCATCTCCTCGAAGTAAGCCTCTTTCTTGAAGTGGATTAGGACATAGTGACCGCAATCTCGTGGGTCATATTCAAGGAGAGTGTCGTCAGGGAGAAGGAACTGGTGGCGGTAGCGAGCTACCTGATAGGTCCAGTAGTCTTTGGCAAAGGATCTAAAGTCCCCTGCGTGTTCAAGATCAGTACCGGGATCGAGCGCAGCGATTGAGGGCTTCTCGTAAAACCGATAAAGCTCTTCGGGCGGAGTCCAAGGCAAGCCGTGGGGTTTGGTGTAATCAACTAAGTAAGGCAACCGATAACGGAAAAAGTTGCCCTTATGCCCACCACCACGAGCAATTTTAGAACCGCCAAGAATCGGGATGCCGTCAGGGATCAATTCGATGCCCGCATTAGGGTCTGTGCCAAGACGAACTTGACCAGCAGCCGGTGCTCCTTGGCTTCCGTCTCCATCAAAATCATAGAATTCGTTTGGAAGGTCGTTCCCGTGAAGATCCCTGCCCATATGGATCTCAAACAAGTTGTACTGACCTGTGGCCCGTCCGGGGAATGTAAAGGGGTCGTAGGAGTGGGGGGCGCAATCGCCTCCGTGCTCACCGAGCCAGAAAATACCACCCGGATACCCATCGCACTTATCAAGGATGCCTTGGCCAAGATTCAAAGCGGCCAAGACTCGAAGTTTGAAGTCTTCGGGGTGGTGAAGGTGTGCGAATTCCCCATTCGGCTCAAACCGAATCAGGGCAAGGGTTCCACGGTCGGCGGGGAACACAACTCCAGAAACGACAACTTCCTTACCTCCCTCTGGCCCACTGGAAGGAATGATCTCGTGGGTCATGGAAAGGCGGTTGTTCTCGGAGTTTTCATCCTTTTCTCTAACAAAGGCTCCAGCGTGAGCCTTGCCAACACCGCCACCAAGATAGGAGCCGTCTTCTACATTGAAGATCGGGTCGGTGTAAGGGTCGTTGCCCTTGGGCAAGAACTCTGTCGCCCCTCTCGGAGATCGCCAGAAGTAAGGGTAGATTTCAAGGCCCGTATCGGGGTCAGGAATTGGATCTCCATCAGGCCCCGGAACTTGGTAGTCCAACCAACACCAATCTCCAGAGAGAATGTGGTGGGATCGAAGGAACCAAGTGGCATCGTCGAGCTTTAGAATCCCCCAATCAGGGATACTTGTCGTTTGAAAATAATGAAGGCTATGGCCCACAGTTGGGGGCCGGGGGGGTACGAGAGCAGCGAGTTCATCCAGCACACCCTCAACATTAGAGGCATCATAGATTTTGGGTACATCATCGACTGAAACTGAAGATGCTGGATGAGCATCATGCTCATCGATAATATGCTGCACCATGCCAGCACCCGCACCACCAGCGGCGGGAGCACCTGGTTCACCAGATCCCGGAATAAAGGCGTTAACCTCAACGCTGTCGGAGGCGGCCAATCCGTGTCCGACCTTAATCGTTGCTGGGTCTATCTTTCGTGGCATCTTAATCCCCCACCGTCATGAGCATGTCTTTGGTTCGGTAAACTGCCGCACAAGTTTGGGTGTCCGACTCACTAAAGCGAACAGTGTTGTCGTCGTCGCACTCACCAAAGCGGCAAAAAACGATCATCAACAACTCTCCTTTTCGGAACAAACGGCAGTCTTGTAGCGACCTTGCCAAGACGGGGTAAAAAACTTTGTGCCTCACAACCCCTGAATGGCTCTGTGAGAGCACGGTGGGGCGATAAGAAGCATCATCTGCAAAGGGATAGACGGCTCGGAACTCTTGATCCGCAAAGGGCGGATGTTCCAAGCTACCCAAGCTCAAGGGGGTAGTCTTATCCATTGGTACAAAAGGGTGTAGGGCTAATAGGCCCGTTGTGGCATCGAAATCATCAACCGAGGAGACCGTTGAGGCACAGAAATGCCACTCGTGGGGGTGAGAATCACCCAATTCATCGCTGGTCACGGTTGGGATCTGATCTAAAGGAGCCACATAAGGGAACCCAAGTTCCAGTGACCCCATACCAATCTGACCCGTCCAAACCTCATTAGAAATCGCCATAACCTCTACTTCGAGGTTGGTCGGTAAGGGGCCAGCACCCCCCGCTTCAAGGTGGAAATCGCCCTCTTTTACACCACAAGTTTGAGGCGCATTGGTTCGATAGTAGATGCTGACTTGATAACCATTGTCCCCATCCCCCCAGTTTGAAATGGGGTCTTGGGAGTAATAAGTCACTTCACAAAGGGTCTGCTCGCCTACCAGCGCATCTCCCGACTTTAGTCGAACGATGCGGGAAGATGACCCAAACTCGGTTCCAGGGTCGCCCACACCGCCCACATGGGCCTCATAAACATCGTTGGTAATGGTGTCTTCAATCTCAACCACATAGTTCTTGTCTCCCCATAATCTTCGGGGGGTCCGAACCATCTGACGAGTGTTAGATACAAGCGTGTCTTTAATGGGATCAAACGGCTCCGCTCCGGGGGCGCAATCCTCACCACAGTTTACAACCATCTCAACGGCAACCTCTCGGAAGCCTTCTCGGAACCTTGGAGCTAATGGCTTTTCCATCTCCAAAGGTTGTGTGGCTGGATTTGGGTTGTTCTCAATCAACTCTCCATACGGGTAAACCGTTTCGGATGTTGGGTTCACAAGACGGTCGGGAGTCTCGGTTAGGCCCACACCAAGCGGGTAACTGATCTCAACCTCTAAAAAGATTCGCCGTGGAGAACCGTTGTCCCCCACTACCCCATCCCCAACAATCGGGTATTCGGCAACATCAAGGCCCCCCGTTGCTTGAGAATGGTTAGCGTCTAAAGACACTGTTACATGGTGGCTCCCAACGCCCGTGACCGTAGCGACTTGGGTAGATTGATCGATGGCTGTCTTGTAGTTTCCATCATCATGCCAAATGCCTAAAACATCGGTGATTTCTGTGCCGGGGGGCATAGCGTCTGCCACAGTTTTGACATAGCCGTGCATCGTGGGGTCGGGTGACCAGTTTTCCAAAGTGGTCGCATCCAACTCTGTTAGGTCAAGATGAAGCTCATCGCCTTCATACCACTTTGTAGTTCCAACCATTTTGGTGACATATTTACCCGCATTTACGGCTACATCATCGTCAGTAAAGAACTCTACAACCATCCGTTCAACGACAGGTTGTGTCCCAAACCTCCGTGCAACATGGTCAAATTCTCGGATGAACTCACCAAACTCGGTGTCGCCAGAGTATAGGTTTGCCCCGGCACTATCCCAATCCCGACCGATCTCGTTGCATACAAGGTATTGGGTCGAAACATCGCCTGACTCCCCACCTAAAGTGTTTCGGGAGGTGGCATCGATAGCCCAAGTGAAGAACTGGCCGTCAAGTAAGTGTTGGATCTGTCTGCGAAGTTCGGCGGATAAGTCTGCTCCCGTAGGGAGACTGTGCTTGCGAAGATCAAGGATGTCCCAATCTTCAATCACATCACAGAAGGCACCGTCTGGACGATCTGAATGTCCAGCGGGGATGCTGCCCATAATCGCATTTCCACCACCGCCACCACCGCCATAAACTAAACCAGCGTGGTTCCAAGGCAGTGCGCCGTTTGTGTTGTTCAAGGGGTCAAACCCTGTGCCAGAACCCTCTCCTCCCGACTCACCTATGTAAGCGTTGCTGCGACGAAATACGAAACAGATTGGAATTGCATATACGAAACCGTCTACGGCTCCGAGGTCAAGAGCGGATTGTTCAGAGCCATCGCCCGCAATCCATAGCCCACTATCTTTACGTTGGTATGCAAGAGCACTGGAAGGAGTAGGCCCAACAGGGTCTACACTCTCACCGTCTGCTCGAAGGAAGCGGTAGTTGCTTACAGGGGCCGCCATAGCCCCCTGTGCCAGTACATCGGGTCCACTGAACCCGTCACACTCAGTCTTATGGTTGACCGCCTCTGTGGAGCCTGTGGCTCGAATGCGGTATTGAACTTGAACTCGTTGGGTGGACTCTGCTGCAACCGCAAGGTCTCGAATATCATCGTCCAAGTGGACGGCTTCGGGAGACTGTGTGTTTCCGTGGCGGTAGAGCGTGTCCTGTGAAGGTTTGTTTGGAGTATCCATACCGCCCGAAAGCTGACATTTTCCAGCTACGGGAGGGGTGTGTGGTGTGATGGCGGCTGCGTTGACGGTGGTGAACTCGTAATAACAATCGTTACCCAAATCACCTGTGACAGTGGAACGGAGATAAACGATGTCGGCTGTACCTGAGGCGTTGAACCCTACGATGGGATCAATGGCATCTCGAAGGCTCGCCGCAACTTGATTGACGTTCCAGGCTCCGCCCATTCCGTCATCTAACTGAAAATCAACCCCCGCTTCGAGGGTGGTAGAAGCTCCAACACTATCGGTGAGAGTGATTGTGTCACCGTTCACAAGATTGTGGTTGCCGTCCACATCTATCGCATTGATCTGAATCCAACCTTGAGCACTTGGGCTGGAAGTCACTTGTGCTAACCAAACCTCCAAGAAAACGAAGTCTGTTCGTTTTACATCAGGGGGGGTGCCGCCAGGAACCGAAGCAGCTTCAAGTTGGATGCGGTTAAGGCTCTTTTCGATATCCGTGTACTCAACCACAACAGGACGGCCAGCAACATTGGCGACCATCTTTTTCAAGGCAAAACAATCTTCCTTAAAGTCCTCATCTCCGGGCTTTAGAAAAAGGTAGTCCTCAAAAGAGTCATATGCGGTTTGTAAGCGTACAAAGCCTGAAGGGTGATGGACACTACGAAAGAGTCGTTCAGCGTAGGCTAAAACATCTGGGGAGAGGTTTAGCTCGCTATCCAGTACAGGTTTACCCGACTGGTACACAAGCGAATCGAAAGAGCGTTCACCCGGCGGCAAATCTCTTGATACGCTGGTTCCTGTCTGAGTAAATCTTTTATTGTGAATCGCCATTCTCTGCCCCTACCTCAGAAGGTCAATCGCCACGTTATGGTCAAGATGGCCGTTGAAGGCTTCGAGATCACAGGGAAGGTCAGATAGTTGACTAAAATATCCTTTTCCGTGAGGTCCACCGTTGGGTCATAATGAGGCCAATCAGCGTTTACGGGGTTTTTGATGGATGGGTCACTGGAAAACGGGGATATTAGCCCCATCTCGTTCAGTGGCCCTACCGCCTCCGCCTCTCCATAAGAAGTCGTAAAATCGACTACATTGGTTGGTACGGCACTCACACCGCCTTCCGTGTCCCTGTAAATCACGGAAGCAAACTGCTTTCGCCCGAAATCTAACTCTGAATTTAACTTACGCTGGTTGATGTGTGGGGCATCGGGGTTCAACAAAGACCCTCTCGCACCTGATCCCACAGTCAACATATGAAGGCCACGAGCAACGCCGCCGAAGTTTTGAAACAACATGGCGGCAAGTACGCCACCATCCTTTGTGATTACATTGTCACGTTCCCAAGAAACAAGGATCTCGCCCGTGAGAGCGTCCTTCATCTCCAAGATGAAGGTTCCCTTCCCGATTGGAAAGTGGTCGGCGTGTTTTACGCTGGCTCCCAGTTTCATAGCTTGCCTCATCCGTTTCACATTTTCCCGATGTAGGGCCGAACTCATTTGTCTAACTCCTTCGGGGTCTCTCTCTCCGTGTATTCAATAGGTCGATTACCGATAGAACGGCCTGTTGTTGAATCAATCTTCCCAAACGCCACTCCCTTCATTGAAAGACCTCCTTATATGAGAGGGTTCGGGCAAGGATGCCCCACCGAATAGGACCATTCCAGACGGAAGAGAACCCCCATTCAACATTGATATAGGGGCTAAAGCCTCAATACCGCCCCACGGACCTAATCTCGAAAACCCTGCGCCAACCAGCATTTCATACTCAAGGCTGGAAATAATTGGTTGAGGGAAACTTTCTTCCGAAAAAGGTGGTGGAGATCCCGTCCCCGCATCCGTTCTTAGATCCCAAAAAGTACGAACACTTACTAAACTGGGTTTGCCTGTAGGTCGAGAGGGTGCTGACGGCCATGTTACGGCTCCTTGCACCTCTCCCCCACCTAAAGTTCCTGACAGTGCGTCACCGCCCCCACCTAAAGTGAGGAAAGCTCCGGGAGCACCACCCCCTTGCTCAAAGGGGTATGCGGGAGGTGGAGCCGCAACCTCCACGAACATACGACCCTGAAGGTCGATTTCAGCCAAACCTTTAGCGGGGGCAATCCCGTCATCCAATGTCGAGATCAGCCCTGTTTCGTTCCCGTCCTCAACCTGAAAGAAATCTACGGAGGAGTATGCTGACTCATGGGAAAATTCTACGAGAGTAGTTGGGTCTTGTGATGCAAAATCAGGATCTTCGGAGATCAAGTCGATGATCTCATCTTCTCTTGGGGCCTCCCCCGCAAGCGCCCTCTGGAGCTTCCCAAGCTGCGTTAGCAGATAAGGGGGCGTTCCTTCGTTGAGCTTTGTGATCCCATCCTTGAGAGGCTGGTTCAACAAATAGGTTTTCGTAATCGGCCTTCCAGGGGAAAACGCCACCTCTGCTGTGGATTGGTTAGGAAATTCAAGGTCTTGGATAGTAATAGTTTGAGCCGTCTGATCAAAAGTCCAACTGCTGTTAGCAAGCTGATCCCCGTTCACGGCGACATGAAAAATCCGTTTCGCTCGGATATTGGCATCCCGAAGACGCAAAGTGTCTTTTCGGACCTTTACTCGAACATTCTCAACTGTGATATCTCCCGTGTACTCACCACTACTAAGGACATTCCAACGGTTAAGGATGGCCATTCGAGGAGGAACTCGGTCTTCATTCTCTTGGATGTACACTCGGTAACGAAAGTTGTCCCAAACAGAAGTCGCTAACGAACCAGAATTCTGCATCCCAAAGTGAATGGTGGAAATAGAGGTTCGTAAAATAGGAAGATGCTCCCACTCCACTGTGGCCCACGCTCCCGTGGGGTCATGTCGGCTTGTTCGCCCATCTCCCACATAGCCATCTGGTGGAGGCAGGTCGGGTCGCATCAAGGAGGCCCCCCAACCAGGATCAATCACCACCATCGTAGTGATTTCTTCATCCCACCCCATCTCAACAACATGGCCGTCTGAATCACGGGGCGTTTCCCAACTGCTCAAAAGTTCAGGGTCGCCACCCTTCCAGATACCAAGTGTGCGTTTCAAGTCGGGCGGGGGAAGCTCTCGGACATGGAATGAATAAAGATCCAAGTTCCATTCGGGTGCTCCGAACCCAACTAAATACGCTCGAACATTCGTGGAGGAAGGGTCGAAGTCAGCAAGGTTAGCTTGAGCAACCTCAACCCCATCTACATAGAGAATCGCTTTCGGAACGAATGCTTGTGTGTCCACCACAACTTTGTAGTGGTGCTCTTGGCCGTCTAACCAATCAAACATGGCAAAAGCCAGATAGTTGACCCCATCCGAAGTTAGGATCAGCTTTCCGTTGGCAAACAGCAGGGCAACGCTTCGATCCCCCACATCCATACCGAGTACGATGCCCGCATCATCAAGATCATTGAAGGTGGCGTAATTGAACTTCAGCCGTGCTTCCAGCACACGAGCAGAAGTTACCCCCTCATATGGAAGTTCATTGACGAAAGAGCCTAAAACCCGTTCTGCTTTGGATAGGTTGATGCTGAGTCCTTCAAAAAGATACTCAAACTCCCCTTGTTCTTGCCATCCCTGATCTTCAAGAGATTGCCCGCCAATCAAAGATGCGGAAGCGGCGATAAACATCTCAGGTTCAGCATCGGGTTCAATACTTGACCACAGGACGCTTTCTCCTGGCTCATACTCACCCCGATAAGGAATTGTACAAACCATCACATCATGGTTTGGGCCAGTGATTCGGATGCCTGCGTCACCCCAAGAAGTCGGGCTTTCTACTTTGAATACAGAGGATACCTCCACGCCCGCCATCTCCGGGATCAAGGCATCCAACTTCTCAAACCCTGTCTTCTGTGGTCCGCCAATCGCCTGGAGACTCAGCCGATCATCTATCAAAGGCTCGGCCAGCCCATAGGCGGAAGTTGCTCTCCAAAGCGTTTGTTCCGTAGGAAGCTCGTGGAGCGTTAACGCTTCCAAGTGTCCAATAGAAGTAATGTTGTAGTCGTCTGGTACGGTTAGATAGCGAACGAAATCCCAACGGGAGTTCCCACCCGCAACCAGATTTCCGAAGAGTATCTCTCCCCGCCCATCCTGATCTGTCAAATCTAAGGGGGTAGTGCCTGCGCTGTACAGCACATGAGCATTGATGGAAGGAATGTCTACGGTGGCACTAAAAGATACGGCTCCCGTAAAAGCGACCCCAATAGGCTCGTTGTCTGCTCGGCCTACCAAATGAAAGTTGAATCGAGTCTCTTGCCACGGGATTTCAAAATAGACTTCAGCGAACCCGCCTCCCCATAACTTTACATCAGCGGGGAAATCTGGGGTAACGGACAACCAGTAGTTGCCAGTGGAGAGTTTTTCAATTGCCGTGACGGTGTAGTGACCTGTTTGACTTCCATCGGGGACAACAACTCGAAGCCCCACATAGAAGAGTTCGGGGAGATCGGCGGCTTGGATCTCCATGCGCCCACCACTTAGGAAGGTCGCTGTTGCCGTACACACAGGTTGCCAAGACTCTGCTTGGTCAATCTGATCCCCAACCAGCATGGCGATATAGGACACATCATCAATCTGAACCCCCGCCAAAAGACGGAGATCCTTCGTGTCGTGGAAAGCGATTGCAGGACCAAGCGTAAGTCGGTTGTTGACCGTTGTGGTCGCCACCGACTCAACTCGGCCAACCAAAGTAAATGCCGCCCCTACGGGGTTTGACTCGACCTTTTTGTACACGCCCGCAGCGAGATCGGAGGTCAGATCGGCATATCCGTCACTGGCATCTAATTGAAGAGTGGCGTTGCCTCGAACTTCCCACCCTTGTTCGAGAGTGCCCTCGAACTTCCCACTTTGGGAATACTGAGCGTAGCTTTTCCTCGTTCGGTTGCCGTAAGGGTCGGCATTGAGAACCAACGCTGTCGGGCTGTTCAGGCTCGCCGTGTAGGTGTTATCGAACCCGATATGCCGATGAGAAACCCACTTAGGGCGCACTCGTGGTGGCTGTAATAGAGTAAGAGCAATCGGGAACCGCTCTCCTTCTTTAGAGCCGCCACCGAGGTTTTCTATCGCCAGCGTAGAACTTTGGACTTCGGGGTTCCGTCGATGATCCCACTTGTTCAAAACCAGACCGGGGTGGTTCAACGAACGGAAAGACATTTGTGGTGTCTCGAACCAGAAGTAATCTGCCTCTACGACAATCTCCCCAACATTCATTTTCGGTACTGGCGTTTCGAGATAAATGAAGCCCAAATATGGGTTCACATCTACAACCCCAACCTCAACACCATTAACTCGAACGGCCACGTCATTGATACCTGCGGGAGTAGCATCCCCCCACCCTTTCGTAAGAGGGCCACGGTCAACGATAATCTTGTTTTTGACTTGATCCAAAAGACCGAAAAAGGTCGCCTTCGCCTCATGAACAAAGTTCCCGTCTTCCGAATACATTGTGTCGGAAGCCGTTAGAGACACATCCGATACAGAGATGGAGCCGCTTGTTTCGAGTTGGACTCCTGAAGCCCAAGAAGCGGGGGCTACCATATCCTCTACGGCGGCACTAAAGACGGGGTTGCCATCCAACAGGACCGCCACATGCCCTGTGAGAGAGTTTCGTAAGACTGTGACCTGTTCTACCGCTGTCCAATCGTAGGAGAAGACGTGATCGATTTCTGGCAAACTCTCGACCCGAACTCGCTTGGTCAGCCCATCTGTTTCCAGAGCCACTGAGAGCGTCCTATGGGCATCGCTGACACGGACAGCTAAAGAAGGTGCGTCCAGATCGGCAAACTTCACATCTGCTCGGAAAGCACTGTTCTCCCCCAACTGACCAACTGCTTCGGGATCAATGTAGAAAGACCACCCATAGGAATCGCCTTCGTTTGCTTCCATCAGGAAATGACTTCCCTCAAAGAGGGTGCTCATGCCCGATCCGAACTCGTCGGCAAAGTCAGGGAGGTCGTTTGGTCGGTATTGAATCGCCCGTGAGGGGCCTACTGTGAGTTCATAGGTGGCTTCGGTAAGCCCTCGGCAAAAGAGCTTGGTTTTCTTGCTCTTGTGTCCGACCCCTATCACTAAGGGTGTGACGGGGTACTCCGTAGAGATCACATAATGGTCAAGGTTGTCTTTGCCTTCCGCTAAAGGCTGATCAAATAAAACCGCAAGCTGGTTTCCCGGCTGCGGCTTTATTTTAATATCGAGTTCGTTCCCATGAGCTAAAAACAGACCTGAACTGGAACCCGCTCCGAGAGGGTAAGAGGGGTTGTTCTCTAAATCGTAAAAGCTCTTGCAAGTTAGGGTGTAGGGGCTGCCAAGCGTGGTTCCGCTATGCTTAATCTGTACGGTTTTCGGGTGATTGCCCTTTGGCCGAATCCCCTGAATAGTGGGGATTCGTCCGAAGTTGGATGTGATCTCCCAATTATCGGGGTCTAAAAAGGCTTTAGTGACCAGAACTGGCTCACTAAACGTGACTTCTAAGATCCGACCTGTCAGAGAAACGACAGAGACGACTTCGGGCCTCCCTGTGTCCAGAGACCCGTAGGGGTCGGAGCCATATGGCCCCGTTCCATATCCCTTACCATTCTTATGCGGATCACTACTCATACAAAGCCTCTAAAGGCTGAGTAGAATAGCCTCACAACCGACTAACGGATTATAGGATCACCCACTTTGAAGAACCGTCACCACCCTCATCAGGATCACTGAATGAGGTACAAAGCAAGTGGACCGTAGCGTTATCTGAAAGCTCTACGGGGTCAGCAGACCCGTTGATCTCACCGCCAGCAACCGTGACTTCAACCATTCGACCAGTTTCCAAGCCATCATCTACGATGAAACAATGTCGGCCTACGGTGACTTCACCGCCCAAGGTGAGTTCAACAGCGCAAACTTCCGAACCGTCCCCTGCGAGTGCCCAAGCTCCCATCAAGAACACAACCGTACCGTCCGACAAATCGATTGCTTTAGTAGTGCTGTCACATACTTCCGTTACGATTTCTTCTGGTGAACAAAGTGCGGCTTCGTGACCACCTTCTTCCACAGACGCTTGCATTGCGAAATGTGCGTCGGTAGCAGGCATGTAGTCTTCGTCTTCAGGTAATCCGTGCTCCGCTGATGCGGGGATGAAAGTTAGGACTTCACCGCCCGCCAGACTTGAAGGGTCGGCTTCAACATCGGTAAGACCGTCTAAGGCAACGGGGTCTCCACCTGCGGGGGCATCTTGGGCTGACCAATCGCCAGCACCAGAACCGTCTCCACCTGCGGGATCCCAGACCCACTGAAGAATTTTGCCGTCAGCGGCTTCTTGGGCCGCAGCATCCAAATCCGCCATCGGATCTTGGAGTGGCATCCCTTGGTTGATGGCATACCAACCAGCCCCGTCCAGGCCGTCGTGGTCGTAGCTAAGGATCAAACCAGTATCGGTAACATCTCCAAGAAGCGTGTAATGGGTGTCGGTGAGATTGATCATCTCCGAGACACCACCGCCGCCAGAGTCATCCGTGCCGGGTTGGAAAACAATAATACCGTCGCCTATATCGACGGCTTTAAGAACTTGACCTTCAGTTGCCCCTTCGGGTTCAACGAGATCGAGGCGTTCTTGTAATGAACGAGTTAGAAAATGTGACATTATTAGCCCCTCTGAGTATATGAAATTGGCATCAGGGGACATGCCCCTCTCATAGATAAGGGACCAAATATAGAAACTTGATTGACGACTATTTTAGAAGATATACCATTCCAGCAAGCCATCCTCGGTCAAACCAGCAGAAATAATTTGCACCGCTGCACGATTTTTTAAGATCAAGTCGTTCGGGTTGCCATTAATTGTGGAAGTGTCCCCTTCCAGTGCCTTGGGCCGCACCAAAACCCGCCCCAAACCAGTTTCATCTGTAATGAAAAAGCGGCGACCTTCGGTAACTTCCTCCTCCAAGTGTGGCAAAACGACAACATGATCGGTATCTGTTTCGGTTTTCACACCAATATAGATATCTTCGGGTTGGCAAGTGTGGCTCCCTTCAACCACCGTGCGGGGAATGTTGTGTAGTCCAACCGCAGTAAGGGAACTAACCAGAACTTCTACGGCGGATAGCCGCACTTCAGCCTCGGCCAATGAGGTTTGGAGGGCCAAGATTTCAGCTTGCGCTGTGTTGAGTTCATTACCAAGAACAGTTTCGAGTGAGGTCAGGTCGTCATCAAAGGCGAGCTTGTTTTCGTCAACATGCACCCGACCCGCCACATCAGACCAAACAGAGGGTTCGGTGTTTACGGGTGGTTGGGCTTCTTGATGGGTCAGTCGAACAGCCCCATCAATAACGATGTTCCCCGTCTCCACATGCTCTGGCATTTCAACGGAAGAGACACGCAAACTCGGTACGCCCATTGTGGGGTCGTAGCTGTACTGACCCGTAAGCTCCGAATGGAGGATATGTGTTTCCCCTCCCAATTCTGGATTGAGAGTTGAAGGGTCAACCAAAAGAGAGGTGGTTGTTGAAATGAGCTTGGAGTTCGAGACGGATAGGGTTCCTGATGAGTGGATCGCCGCCCCGTCTACATGAAGGGAAGTGATTGTGGATCGCCGCACATTAGCTGTGGCGGCCCCGTCAAAAATATGAATCCCTTCCGCACCATCAATCGTACAGTTGTCTACGAAGACTTCGCCGCTCCCATGAACAGCCAACGCACACCGACCGGCATTAGCATCTGCGATATTAGTTAGGGTAGTGCCTTGAAGGGTTGCTGTACCCCCCAAAACTTCTACGCACGGCCCTTGTGAAGCCCCGTTTGCATAACGAACCACATGACATTGGATAAGGTTTACGGGGCCATCTATGGAGAGGAACCCTTCTTCCATCGCCACATCTTCAGAGTAAAATGTGATTCCGTGGAACCATCCGCCCGCTAACTGGTGCATTTCTCCTTCGGCGGTGTTTTCAATTTTCACCACACCTTTTGAAGGCATCCCGATTAGATTGATCCCTACAGGAACATTCAAATCCTCAACATATCGGCCAGGTCGGAGCACAATCGTCCAAGTGTTGTCGATGTCTGCACCAATACCGCCAACACCGCCCGCAACAGCGAAATCCACGGCCTCTTGAATACTATAGAAATCAGCGTGGCCTTCGGCGGTTTCGGTGTTCTGATCGTTTTCGCTATCTTTCCCACGGTTTGCGTCTACATAAAGAAGCCGCCCACTGGCCGAAAGCCGTGACACATGGGCCAGCAATTCCCTCAAGTTGTGGTTTTGATCTAAAGCCCAACCCGCACCCGTCGCATCAGAAGGGATCGTTGAGTCCCCCATCTGTTCGCCACCAGCGACTAACTTGAGAGATCCAAACTTTGTGAGTGACCGTAAGCGCAAATACTGCTGATCTTCGGCTTCCGTGCCGGGATCTACCACCAAGCGAATAAGGTACGGACCTTCGTTGTCTACCGTAAACTCACAGTAGTTATCAGCGACCGTCAGTTCGGCTTCTGACTCGTTCGGGGTGTAGGCAAGCTCCCAAGAGTATTCAAATAGAGCGGCATCGTCAGACGTACAACGAACCACATCCCCCGTGCGTAAATCATCTCGACTACTACCAAGGGTTGCTGTCGTTTCATCCCCATTCAACATTGTCTGAATATTAGCTGCCATCTCTCCGCTCCACTACAGATAAAATTGATCTGATACGTTCTCAGACTCTACACGTTTGGGAAGGGTAGCTCCGAGCCGATCCACCCCCACTTCGTAGTCCTGAACATCAACTTGGTAAGGCATCCACGGACGGATTTCGAGAATCGATTGAGCGATCTGAAGCTCATGCGACTCCCACGGCCCCTTTCCTGGCAAGCCGCCTTTGATCCCAAGCACCATCTCAATCCGATATTGGCCTTTATTTGGACCCTCTAAAAACTCGAAAATCTCATCCTCAACAATCGTACCCAAGTCCACATTTTCGCTGGTCCCAAGGTATTCCATCGACTGATCTTGCACTTTCCCATCCGTCACCACAGCGAAACCGACCAGCCCAGTTGGGATGGTTTTATAGGCTCGACCAACACTATCTGTAGGATAGGGAAGCCTATGGACCTCCTTCACGGCATACTTGCCCTTGTTGGGGCCAGATGAGATTTCTATGGGTGACCCTGGCAAAACGCTGAGAAAGTCCTTGTGGGGGTCAATTAGAAAACCTTTATTAGTTTCGGAGGTTTTAGCCTCTCCAGTGATGCTTTTCGCACCTCTCCAATTCTTGCGTAAATCTTCATACTTCCATGAGAAATAATCCCATGTCGGGTCGTCCTGAAAGACTTCTCCAAAGAACTCCACGAACATATGCCGATACTGGTACAGCAGATGGGCGGGCTTTAGGGCTTTCAGGATCAGTTTAATGTTGTGCTGAAGAATAAACGGGGCTTCGGGAAACTCTTGAACATAGTCGTGGGTGTGTTCAGTACGGTCAGCGGCCACATACGGTTGGATCACGAAATCCGTAACGGTGTGGCAATGGTAATCCTCCGACCCATCTGAAGAATAAACCCCATAGGTTTTGCCGTTCCCTTCCGAATTCACTCGGATACGGTGCCAGTGGTCGTCCTCTTGCCCTGTGTGTTTGAGAGCAACCGCATTGACCTCGATTTCAAACTGATCTTCTAAACCGACCCCCGACCCTGGTTTCCGCTCAAAGGCTACGGTTTCGACAATATCCACACCAAGATCCGCTAAGAGGCCAACACCTTCTTCCACAGGATCTTTTCGGGAACCTTCCAGCAACAGAACAACCATCTCTCGGAGAAAGTCTCGCATGGAGATATCTCCATCGAGTTCAATCAATTCTGAATGTGGACGCATAGAATCGGGGAAAACCACCCGACCAAGGATCTGATAAAGAAATTCGGACCTCGTAAGGTCGAACTTCATATCATCCACATTTAGCTCCATCTCAACTTGGAATTCCGCAAGCTGTTTGGCTATGGCCCTAAAAAGATTGGAGTACAGCGGTCCCTGAACCTGTGAAACATAGTTTGATGGCAAGCGTTTCAGGAACAGCCGCATAATGGCATCCTCAATCGCCCGCCTTCTTACGTTTGAGGTTTGGCCCTCTGGTGTAATTTGAGCGGGGTTTTCAACCCTGCTCAAAAGACGATTTCCTACATACCGAGGCTTCTTTTTGTCATCATCGTAAGCCATTAGTAGCTCCTACCTCGATAAGACACGTCTGTGGGCTGATCCTCGTCAAATGACAGAGTGATCTCACCAATCTCGAAATAAGAGGACGGACTACACTGCAAATCCGAAACACCGCTATCCCCTGCACTTGCATAGGTAGCGGTGAAGGAATGGTCTAAAGGAGAAGCCCCTACGGGTAAGCTGATCAGGATCTTATTGCCCGTAAGCTCTTTGCGACGGGCTGCGATTTCTTCATCGGTCACATAGCCTTGCGCTCGAATCGTCACATCGTCCGAATAGTTCGGGATCGGGAGGCCGTTTTCGCCAATGATATAAGACTGATCTACTTGACCCCCAATAAGTTGAGGGAACACATCAATTAGGTCCGTTGAAAAACCGTCCTTCTCAATCATCCTATAAACGCCATACTCTGCCCCACCTCCCACAGTGGTCGTGTGGTTCAAAGTCTCGTGGAGAAGGAATACGCTTGCCCCCCCAGTTGACCAATCAAGAAGAAGGGAATGGTCGCCCGCTTGGTCGGAAGCCAAGCTCTCTTGGATAACGTAGGAGCCGTCCGATAAGGTCATCTTCGTCATTGGTAAAACGACATAAGAGACACCTGCCGCACTATCAATCGCCTCTACAACATCAGATTGACGGATAGGGTCGCCCATTTGCAGCCCCGCAAACAGGGTTGCCAGCGAGTACCTAACAGATGCGTCTACGGTCGATGCCGCTTGCCCTCTTGTCGTAACTACCGTGGCCGAAATGTCTACTTGGATTGGGATCGATTCTTTGATCAAGACATCGGCGGCGAGATGTTTCATCCCATCGATAGTCTCTTGGGTAGTCGCAACGATTAGGTTGCTTGTGTATTTCACCGTAAAGTTCTCATCGTGCTTATAGCTGATGAGAACGGTGTCTCCATCCCCGATTTCTTGTCCTTCAATACGCTTGATCGCTATGGGAGTGGTTTGATCCCCTTCTATGATTGTGTAGTCGAAAACCCCAGACGGATCATAAGGGCCTCGGTATTCGGTCGCCCCGTCCTCAGATGTGACTTTAATGGTTAGATTGATCCCACCAAGGTTCGAGAGGTATTCGATATACTCCCCGACCAAAACATGAGACTCATCCTCCACCTCAATCAGTTCGCCCGTGGGTACAACAACATCTTCGCTGGCTTCCACAGGGGCAGTGACTTGAACGTAGTCCCCCGCTTCGGCAGAGAACCCCAAAGTAGTTGGGGGAGTCGCACGAGTAAGGGTGTACACACTGGGATCAAGCTCACCCGCAACTGTGCCCGTCATCGAAAGGATATCAGACACCGGCTGCCGCCCGAAAACATAGGCGGAACCCGTTCGGTAGCGATAATCCCCCAACACCACATCCCCGAAATCGACCGATGGCTGGTCAATATCTGTCGAAAGCGTGATGACGTTGTACGAAGAGATTTCTACATCAGTGAGGTCGAAGTATTCCCCCGTGGAAGCGTTTACTAACCCCAACTTAGGAACTTCATAGTTCAGCATTTCCATAAGCGGATTCTCAAGGGACAGATTGTCGTCAAGAACACGGAATGTCAGACTGTCTAAATGGACCAATTCAAACTGAACGTCCTGTTTCGTCTCGAAAGTGAACGCAAAAGTATCTGCTATGTTGGTGTCTGTGGTCCCTCGGACCCACACATCCACCTTTCCTCCCAAATGTTTATTGTAATCGGGATCAAAGTCCCGCCTCATCAGGTCATCCCCCGCAGCCACGCAAAGGGCTTCTTGCACCCCTGCGATTGAAGCAACCGCTTGGTAGTAGCCTCGTTTTGTGCCTGTATCGATTGAGGCTATTTTTACGAGAGTTCGATTTGCCAGAACACCATTTGATTCGCCCGAAGCCCCCCCATAAGTGGGGGCATCATTAGTCACAGAAAGCCCTTGGATTGGAGTGGTGCTAAGTTCACCGGAATTTAGGTTCCCGCCCTCTCCGGTATTCAAAGCGACGACCCCCACCTTGACGGAATACCGCTTAGTGGTGGGGTCGTAGTACGAAGAGGCATCCTCATAAGGGATAGAAGCGGAAGATGTTGTTAAAAAGGTTGTAGAACCCCCCTTCACTCTTGATCCCAATGGGATGAATAGGGTTGTGAGCACTTCAGATGTATAAAAAGTGGCTTCGCCCCTTGCTTTCAACCCGCTCCTTCGAGCGACCCCATAATTTGCTGCCATCTTATCAAAACACCCGTCGATCAGCGGCTGCACTGCTTCGGGCGATCCGAAATGGAAAGCGTTTGCTAATGCGGTTTTATATGGGGACTCCGACGCTTGGATGCTGGAACCAACTCCAAAAGGGTCATCGATTTCCAGCAAGGTATGAAAAGACGAGGATCGGTGAAGAAAGTCCACCAACATTCGGATTCGTTGAGCTTCGCTAATGTAGGGGTCAACAATCACATCCCGCAAAATGGTCCCCGGATGAAAAGAGACATCTGGGTTCGCTAAATAGATGTTCGCCGCCACATCAGACAGAAGCATCTCTTTAGTGACGGTGGGGATAAGTCCTGATTGAGCAAGAACGGGCTGTGGTTTGGCTTCCACTTCAACGGAATATGCGGACTCATATTCAACCCCGTTCGGGTCCATATAGACCGATGTCGCCACATAATAGAGAGGATCAGCATCTTCCGTAGCGAGAAAGTCATTGTTAGAAATCGTTGCGGGCGTGTTGTTTGGGCCGCCTGTGCGGGAATGGGCAAAAGAGTAGTTATTCGTTCGTGTGTACTTCTCCACTTTCATCTGCAACCGCAGCTTATCCATGAGGTCGTCTACAACCATGACCTCATCCACTTCTCGTGAAATCACCTCTTGTGTTCCAAAATCTGCTTGTTGTGCGATGATTTGAAGCACCTGAGGAGACTTCAAAAGATTTCCGTCCTCATCTCGTGTGACTTCCATGTCCACATCCATTGAGGCCAATTCGGTTCCATAGCGGTTAACTTCGGGAAGGGTCACCAAGTTCAAGTTGATCTTTGTGTACCCCGCATCTCCACCCCCCGAAACGGTTGAGCAGTAAAAGTTGTAGCCAAGCAACCCTGTGCGATCCTCTGGCCCTTCAACCAAAACTCTTACAAAAGCCTGATAAGACTCGACTCTGACACCACTTGGGGGAGGAGGAGGCTCTCGGAGGGTGTCGGGGCCAACTAATATTAGATTGATTTCCCCAAGATCCGAATGCTGACCCTTTAGGTTAGTGGCCCGCACAATAACCGTATTGTCGCCGGGAAATAGATCCAACCCTCCAATATAGGCTTCTGGGTTGGGGACTACGAAACCACCCTTCGTAAAGGAGATCAGGTCGGGGCTTGATACGAAGGCTTTCCCTCGAACGGAAACTTCTAAGTCAACTGTGTTCTCTTCATCGTAGGTTCCAGTGATGAAACGGCTTTCAACAGTTGTTGAAAGAGCCGTCTTAGATAGATACTGGCCGTTCGGCATTAGAAAATAGATGGCCATTTAGAAACTCCCCATCGAATTGACTACCACACCATCCCTACGAACTAATGCGGATGCGCCCGGTGCCGTATAAACAATACTTATTGTCACGGGGGCACCCGAATAGTTTTGAACTACGACATTACACAAGTAAGTAGTGGGGTCTTTTCGGTGCTGCTGCACTCGAACATCCACCACTCGATACAACCGCTCTTTCGTAGTCACGCTTTGGTATTTCGCTTGTTGGGCTTGGATATCCTTATGGGTCTCCAACACTCGGTTGATCTCATCCGAAATTACACCCCCAACAGAAGCGTTGCCCTTTTTACCGACCATCTTCATGATCTGAGAGCCATACCAACGGTGCTGAAGGTTTGACCCTAAATCTGTAAGCAGAGCCTTTAAGCAGGATTGATACAGATGATCCTCATCTCGAATCATTTGAAAATGGCCCGCCGCATCCACTCGAACATCATTCTCAACTCTCGTTGCCATACATCTGCGACACCGATTAGCTTCCGTTGTGTAAGTCACCTCAAAACGGTTGTTATTCCGCTGTTTTACGGGATAGAAAAACCGAGGATAAGATACTGTCATGTACCCGTCTCGAAGCCCGATACCCCACGGGGGGGCGATTTCTTGCCCCGAACTGGCCCGCTGACCACTAAAACCTAAGGTCTCTAAAGACGATCCCGAAAGGGAGATTCGGCTTCCAACACCAAGCTGGAGACGATCCTCAAACAAAAGACGACCCCCTTCGTCGGACACCACCACCCCACCAAATAGCTTGCCTAAAGTATGGGCGAGATCCTTCGTCGTATGTAGCCCAACATCCAGTTCGACTTCCTTAGTCATGCCCATGTAGGTAATCCCAAACACTCTCGCATCTGGATAGACCCGATAGGCCCCTGGAGCACCTGCGAGCAATCTTGCGGGTGTTTGTAGCCCTTCTGGTGGGATCTCTCGGTCATTCATATAAACCTTCACACCCCCCACCACTGTATGTGAGGTCTGGAGAGTCACCCCGTCTGATGAGAGCAGCACTGGCTCTCGAATCATCTCATGGGGGCAAGCAAAGGCTAATTGAAATTCAATGGACATACACTTCCTCTGTCTGACCATAGGAAGCTATAGAGAAACCAACCAATCACTCGTCATCGTCCACGGGTGGGGCGGCCAGATTGTTGATCACCTCAATCCTGTTTTCCCCTTCCAGCCTCATCCATGGGGTTGTCCCACCTACCCAATCTTCACTTCCATCCTGTCGATCCAACATCAGGAAGTCATAGTGGCCTTCCTTGTAACTCTCTGGATTCGCCCTTCCGATGATGGGAATGTCCTCCTCATCCACATCGAAAAGGATGCGGTCCAAAATATTTATGTGGTGTTGTAACGTATAGGCACTGGCCCACTCTTGTGGGAGCGGCAACCCCTCAAGCAGGTTTGCAAGGCAGGACTTCAATCGGACCTTCCTCTCGTTTCGTAGCTGCTCCGCCAAGTCCATCAACTTCACGATCCGCCACTCTAAATTTTGCCTTTTTTCACGAATCGCCTGAGATGCCCAAGCACGGGAATTCACAACATGCTCCGCTACGATTTCGGCTTTATCCCAAACCATCACCTTCCCAATACGGAGTCGGGGGTTCTTGCCGTAAATGATCTCCCCACCAGTATCGAATCCCGCACCAGGGTTTTGACGAGTCCTTACTGTGATCAGCCCTCCGTAGGGTTCAAGATATTTCATCGTAACGGCCCCCTCATCGTCTTCCTCGAAAACCACCCCGTTTTCGGGATCAAGGAACAAGGAGATATCAAAAGGGTTCCCACCTTGAGCGATATACGCTCTCATAAGTTTTGCTAAAGTGGATTTTGGTGGAAAGGCCGCTACACCGATTCGAGTTTCCGTAGCGTGAATATCCTCAGTGTCTTTTTCCCAAAGCATAACAATGGAACCAATGCGATTGATCTCTTGAGTACACTGCTCCAAGTGTTGGTCTACATTACGGAGTTCTTGGAGAAGAAATCGGCGTAGAGCAATCCAATCGCCCATCCGAAACACACCAAGCCAACTGAAAGAAGCCATTTGCTAAACCCCTTCATCGGCTAAGAGTGCCGCCGCATCAATTTCTTCTTCTCCACCGCCGCCCCCTTCAGAAGACTCCTTCGCAGCAATGATCGCTTTGATTAGATCCAGAATAACCAGAGGCAACCCGCCAGCCACCACAACGGCACCATGACCAACTTCTTCGGGGCCGCCATCAGGCTTGCTTTCCGCTGTCATAAACTCGCTGATCAAGCCTTGGGTTCCCGCCCCCGTTACAACCAACATCTGAAAATCAGCGGAAATCTTGAAGTCTGAAAGCATCCGAAGGATGCCCTGAATCCGTCGAATCAACTGCTGAATCTGCATGATCCGAGACTCAATCATCTTAATGTAGTTCAAAATCTGCTGAATGATTGCCAATAAGCCTTCTCGAAGCCCTTTTAGAAACTGTAATAGCTTCTCAATGAACTCCTCCACAGGCTGTAAGAAGGTGTCCAAGGGTCTTATTACGATCCACTTCCCCTCGGAAGATAGGCGAGTAGCAACATTAAGTACGGTCAACGCTGAATTAAGGACATCTTTACTAAAAAGGTTTCGGGCGGGGATCGCAACAGCGTTGCCTTCTCTAAACTTTGTGACCCACTGCTCATCGTTTAGCTTCGCCATGTCAGCACGGGACATCGCAGTTTTTTTCATCCCCACAAACACGGGGACATTGTCCATATTAGCGTCAAGCTGTTGGATAGAATAAGTTGCAGCTTGAATCCCCAGAAAAGCATCGGTCGCCCACCGTGGGTTACAGCCGTCAAGCGCACTCTTGAAATTCCAACACCAAGCCAATCGCATCATATGTACGCCAGGGGTAGCCTCCGAGAAGGTGTTGAACCGATTACAGTGCTCATAAATCGTGAGCTTTTTGGCTTCTTCAACGGCGAACATATATCCAGGTTCGGGCACCCCACTACCGATACTTTTACTGACGTCGCTCCCATCAGCCGTAAAGAGTGAGGTGCCGTTAAATTCTAACATTTCCATAGGAAACAGGAGGGCAGATGAATGTTGTTCAACTAAACCCTCGAAAACAGCTTCGGGGATGCCACTCGACATCCGAGTAAACTCTTCCGCTATCGCATTAGCTGCGACCGCAAGTTTCGTTCTGGACTCAATACCGGGTGACCAATCGGACCATGGTGCAATACCCCCAAGGGCTTTGTTTAACTTGCCCGCAAGCGGTAGGAAGTTCGTGACTGCCTGTCCAAAGGGAGCCTCCTTTTGCGACTCAGCGTCCAAATCCCCTCGGCATAAAAGAGCGATGACGGCAGCGTTCTGCACCATCTGCATGAATTTCTTCTTTGCATCAGACGGGAAGCTGATCTTGATCTCTTGAGAGCTTCGACTCCGAGAAGCGGGTTCGGGCCAAACCCTGCACGTCACAGGCTTGGCGGGGTTAGCGATGTTGATGATCTCGAAGCCAGATTGCCCCTCGTTCTTTTCTTCATCTCCCATCCACTTAGGGGCACCATCATGGCCCACACCTTCACCACCAGAAGCTATCGAAACCCAAACATCACGGGCTGGCTCATCCTCAGGGGTCGGTTTCCCCGACGCAACACTCTTGATTGCATAAGGCATCTCTTCTTGAACGAGCTTGAACTTGTACTCAGGGAAAAAGAACCGAGTCGCAGCGTTCATGTGAATGACATGCTGCTTTTGTCCAATTGGACCGCCTTGGGATGCCTCTGCCTTGATCAACTCGTTTAGATAGACAGGCTCTTTGTCTTGTGGGCCTTTCACCAACCAAACACCCTGCTGGCCAGGGCCCGCAGGGGTGGTCACTGGCCCGTTGCCTGTTCCTAAATATTGCTTGTCCTTCACCAGACAGGCGGAACCCCCAAAGATCCTCAAAGGCCCGCCACCAACCTCAATCGGAGCTTGAATAAAGCCGTTCTCCTTCTTACCAGCGGGTCCGGTGCCTCCCGCTTGCGGTCTGGAATATCCAGGCCACCACCCTCCAGGAAAGGTTGAGATTTCTACAATGCAACATTCAGGGGGGAGTGGGGTAAGGGGCATCGAATAAGGTTTAGCGGGTGAGGCCGAAAACCCCCAAGTCAGGTTAGCCCTTGTTGGCGGGCTGTCGGGGGATTCCCAATGGTCCTTCAAATTCCCCCCGAATCCGAACTCGGATACGAACTCATACTTCACATCGGCAGGGGTTTGGAGGAACTTGCCTCCACCCACATTGGAGAAAAACTTTACCAGCCCCATAATCGCATTGTAGGCTTTTATGAGGTCTGAATAATCAACTCCCATGTAGAAAAAGAGACCGAGAACGCCAGAAGCGGTACTGAAATCAGGGCGGGAAGGGTCGGTGCTGTCGATCAGCCAGTTAAAGGCTCTGGCCTCAAACGCCCCGTAGCCCCCCTCCAGTTCCTGAAGGGCTGCTTTCCAATCCGATGCGTTAACCCAAGTGTCCCAATCTCCTCGGAGATACAGGCCCGCTTTCCTCAGGTCGTTAGCGAGACTTTCAACGAGCGCAATAAGCGCATCTAAAATAGCGAGCATTGGAGACAGCAAACCGAGAACGAAAACCTTACAAATCTCGATAATGATCAATACGATATCTAAGAACACCACAAGGAGTTCTAAAGTATCGTTGATAGCCGTAATGATCGGCTCTAAAAAGGGTGGGGGAACTTCAATCGAGGCCCCGCCCCATTTGGCTGCCTCCTCTGCCATTTAGATGCCGCCCCCATGCTTGATCTTCTTGATCTTCATGTGAAGGTCTTGGACAAGTGCTCGATCTTTCTGAAGCTGCATCTCTAATAGCTTTTGCACCTCAGTCATCATTTGAGCACCGTCTTTCATGTACTCCAACTCATCTGCACCAATGTCTCTGGTTATGTCCAACTTTCCCGAAGTCATGCCTTCTCGCAAGACTTTCAACTCAACCAGTTTCGCCCGAAGCACTTCCACCGTTTCATTGTGTTCGGTTTCTAAAGCCTCTCGGACTGCTTTTGCTTTATCTTTTGCTTCTTGATCACTCATATCAACCTCCCATTGATTCCTGTAAACGCCGCATACGCTCTCGTTCAATGAGGCGTTCAACAAGCTGCGCTTTCCAATTACGAATATTAGCCAAAGTACCGTCAGTTTTAGTTGTCCGAAGGAAAAGCCACGCCAACCGCTTCTGTCGAATACGGTCTGTCTTATCCAAAATCTGATCGATTCGTCCTAACAACAACGGAAACCCATCCTCCTCTGAGAACTTCGTATAGAAGGGATCTGGAGTATCGTTAGGGGGATGTTCAATATCGAGAAGGATATCCTCCAAGATTACCCGTCGATCCAACGCCGATAAGCAATCGGAATCATTCAGGAAAGGGGCATACTGGTATTGGCCCGCCAAACCGTACAAGAAGTTGTTTCGAGGAACCCCCAACCCTGTGTCTGGGATCGTCGGGTCACCTAAATCAAAGGAGTGTCGCTCGTTTTGGAAATCCCAATACGTCCCACTCTTGTCTCCCCGCATGGCCCCCTCGAAGTTTTCCATAAGAGACAGAATCCGCTCACGGTGGAACAAAATCATCTCTACCGTGTCATCTTTCAGGAACTTCGTGGGTCGAATGACCTTGTACGAAAAGGGTCCAATCGAGAACGGGGTTTCCTTGAAGGAGTTGTGGGGAGGAACCCCTGTTTCACCCCCTGGCTCATCCCAAGCGGGGCCGCCATTCGCCCACAGTCCTTGATGGGGATCTTCTCCAGCGAACGCCGTGGGCCGTAGATCCCCTTGACCTTCTCGACCGTTTGCCGTCCCATCCAGCGGATCAATCTCTCCTGATAAGGAAGATGCGCTAATCGTTGGGTAAAGGGCGAAGAAATTAAGAGGGGTAGACCCGCCTCCGTGTAGCTTATCAATTGGATTTGGTTGGCCTGAAGACCCGATGAGTTCGGAAGCTCCGAGCCGATTTGGACTCACCTGCACCCGTGTTTCTTCGATCTTCTCGATCTTGTAATAGCCTCGGTTATCGTCAAGCTCGCCCGGATAACCTTTCTCGTAACCATCAGCTTCGCTGACTGCGGTGCCAATATCTCCAAAAGGCCGTAAGCCTTCTTCAACGGGGTCGGGCTGTTCTTGTGTGTTGTCCCAACCTTCCACTTCTCCGGCAGGGTCAATAAGGAGATAGTCCCCTTCCTCGATGCCTTCCGATTGGAAATTGATCTGGCCGTCCTCCAAGCCAGCATTTGTGTCCGTGAGAAAGTTTACGGACGCACCATATATGTCTGTATTGGGGTGTGGGGGATCGCCGGGTTCGGGAACGGGCAAGCTGGAAGCGTCCCACTTCACAATGCCGCCAGCGGCGGGGTAGCCGTTTTCGTCATTCCCCGGCCCAAGTGCCGCCCGCCGAGTCATGATGATCTCTTCGGTAGCCAACTCTAAAAGCTGTTCGTTGGACTGCTGGTGAGGCACAGGTGGCCTGAACAAGTAGATTTCAAGCTGGTCCCCCGCTATGGGATCGTCTCCCACAAACCCTGGCGGCCCGATCTGAATCTCTGTTCCTTGCAGCCAACCAGCCCCTATATCCTCCAAGGTGCCTTCGACCTTGCTGATTTCCCCCCAACCTCGAAGCTCCCCCGTGGTCGTGTTCATCACTCGCACAATGTCGCCAACATTGATGTTCACATCATCATCGGTAAGAGGCCCAAGCTGAGTTCCCCAACCTGTAATGTCTTCGGCATCGGGTGGGGGCTTCACTATCAACTTACCGAAGGTGTACCCCTGCGTATAAGAGACACACTCGGAACGGCGGGTTTCATAAGCGAAGCGTAAGCCCTTCATGGCATCCGATAGTGGGTCCAAAACATAGTTATGGAACCTACGGATGCGACGAACGGAGAACTGTACTCGTTCTACAAAGTGATCAAAGGGGTAATCTGGAACCGTGTCACCATCTTCATCAGCGATGAAGTCTAAGACAGTTCGTTCACCGACCTCATTCGGGTCAAGGCTTTCCTCTGTGGCTGGCACAGTGCCGTTATCATCACAAACAACTGAACGGGTCGCCCGACCTAAATCAAAGGTCGGCCTTGGGAAGTTGGGTTCAAGGAAAACCCCCGCCTCTGCCCAAAAGGTCGCATTGAATACCGTACCAGGGAGCAGACAGTTGAGACAGTTGTTTGCCACCGAAGCGGTGGGGTCGTTGATCCCAAATTCTCCACCAAGAGACAGAAACGAAATATCAATGTATGTGGGGATAGTCTCGTAGGCGGCCAGAGCGTTCTCGTCTTCTTGGAACTCTCCATGAACCCAACCCGTCGCAGGGGTCTTACCTACCAGAATATGTCCCTCTGGACCCTTATCGGGGTTGACCCCCATCCAATCGTGTTTGCGGATACGGGCACGGTTGTAAAGCCCGTCATAAGGCAACGGCGGTTCGTAATCCCCGTCTCCATGGGCGGTCCAAGTTTGGGTGTCCCCATAAGCCATATCTTCATTTTGAAGCTGAATATCTACGAACCCACGAATAGCTCGATGCTCTCGTAAGCCGTCTACGCCGAGATCGGTCGCCCTTGGGTTCGGGTCGTCGGGAAGCTCGCTCCAATCATGGCCTGACAGTCGAATATCGGGGTACTTGGTAGTGTTGGGGTGTTTGATATTGATTGGAAAGAACTTCGCTCCTGTGATGTTCTTTCCAACAGAAGCGATCACTAACTCTTTAGCGTCCTCGTAAGAAAGAACGGTGCCTCCCCCTCCTTTTGCCGTATCGAGATCAAGCGTAAAAGTTCCTGCCGCCGCATCAATCGCCGTGTATTCGCACCGAAGAACCGCTTCATCCAAGTCGGTCTGGTTCATACTGTCGGTGGGGTTTTCAAACAGGATGTAAAGGTAAGCCTCAAAAAGACCTACACCTCCGGGGTCTAACCAACTTGTTCCGTTCGTAGTGGGTGCGCCGTCAAAAGTTCGGAGACCTGAAACGGTAAGAATGTCGTTGGCCTCATCAAAAGCTGTGATAGCTGGAACACGAAGGTCCAACCACCCATCATTTGTGTTCCAATTAACTGTTTCTTCGGATGCTCGAACAGGTCGCATCGGGGCTTTTTGCCCGTTGATGGTTCCAGTTCCTTCCCAAGCGGGATCGGGATAAAACGTCCCCCCCGCTGGTGTCAGATTTTTCCCGTCCGAATGGTTTTGGGGGTCGAGGCCGTAGCGCACCAAATAGGTGCCGACTTTAGTAGAGGCGTACTCTCCTGGCCCTGTTTGAATGTAAACCACATCTCCCGCTTCCACTTCGGGGCACTTGAAGGAGCACTCATCGGGATCGTTCAGATATGGCATAGTTTCATCCATACTGTACGTTGAGATACGATTCGGGAACGAGCTTGAACCCGTTAACGGGTCTGCGTCTGCGTCTTGGTGCCAGAGCATGTCCCCATATCTTCCTTCGGGCAGATTGGGGGGGATCACCAGCGAGGTTGGTGTCAGGTCAGAGGACGGGATCGCCGCTGTCTTGGCCGCTTCTGTGAAGGTGATTGGGACATTCCCGTGGGCTTCAAAGCCCATCACTCTCAAGACCCCATAACCAGTTCGCCAATAGCCCACACCGTCAATCGTAGGGGGTTCCTCTCCAGCAGGTATGTTGTCGGGATCGATATCCGTCATCCAATCGTGTCGAGGAAGGAAGGTGAACGGAACGCCCCCATTAACATGCGCCATGTCGTTTACGTTGAGGGGGATCTCTACTGGCAATCCTATCCAGTTGAAGTAATCGGAGTCGGTTTCAATCGCTTGCCCCGTGACCTTGGAGACGTTCAGATCCATTTCCAAGTTGATCTCGGAAATCGGATGGGTGGTGCCTCGAACTTTCCCGTTACGGACATCCACAGGGCAGGTGAAGGTCAGACGGTCTGAATCAATGTACGCATTGACTCCATCGATAACCTCCACGCTCATAAGCACTTCCTCATAAGCGTCGGCAAAATCGCTCACAATGGCGGGGGAGTGATCAATAATATCCCCTTCCCACACCTCGGCATGGCCCCATGTGTAGCGTTCACGAGGGATAAAGGGGGCAATACTTGGGTCTCCCGAACCATCGTTGATTTCATACGGAAGGTTGTCCGTCAGGTCGATATGGACAAACCTCGTCCAATCGAACCATGAACTCACGGCGTTGGGATCATGGTCAGGATTAGCCAACCCTTCGTCGGGGTGGCCTGGAGGGAACGGGTCTGAATACTGTTCGGGAGCTTCGGGGTGGTAGGTCCGAATCACCATCACCGCACTCGGAGAGTCGTTGGTGGTGTACAGCCATTGTTCGTGCAGGGTTCCACCTACCCCATCGGGTGTTTGGATATACCCGATGGGGGAGCCGTCTATTTCAAGTTGGAACACATGCGCTGCACCTGCCCCGCCCATAAGTTCGGGATCGTCTCCCATCGTGACTTTGACGACATCGAGCGTAAGGAGCACGGAGCCGTCTCCCGCAAGCGCATCGGGTTCGTAAGAGTAAGTGATTGGCGGGCCGGGATCTTCGATCAAAGTCGCCCGTTGTAGAAGCTGGAAGGTCAGCTTGGTTCCGACTTCTGCTTGTGCAAGAAGGTCATTCAACCCCCCTGTAGCAACATCATATCCGGGCGTACCGCTGGAAGGATCGTAGTAGCCACTTCCAAACGGAGTGGTGTCGTTCGCCGCCCCGTCATCTACATTGAAGCCGATGATCTCGAACTCAAGCCTTGTCTCGGTGTATCCCTGCTCATGGGGGAAAAGAGGGTCCGAACCATTTACAACGGTCTCTCGAACCCGAAGCCCCGACTCCACATAAATAGCGTCCGACTCGAAGTTCCCCATCGTCGCCATGGCCCGATTGATTTCATAGTTGATCGGGGTTTCAGGCTTCGACCGAGTAACGAATCGAGGGACCGAGATAACGGAATACCTGTCTGGCTCTTCTCCATGAACGGTGTAGCCGCCTACAGACAAGAACCCTTGGACCCCTGCTGGTGCAGGGAGTGGAGCACCTTGATCTGTTTCAATAAGGACCAAATCTCCCGCTCGGAGATCCCCCAACCCACTACCATCCTCGTAAGTACCACCCACAGGGGCAGCGTCAGCCTCTAACTTCAACCCTGACCCGTCTGCTTCTGCAAGAGGGAAAGCCGTGTTGAAAATCTCATCGGGATAAACAGACTTCCACACATGGGGGAGTGGGGTGAAAGTGCTGTCCTGCTGCATAATGGCGATAACGCTCGCCATAGCCTCCCTGAGCCGCACCAACTCTGTGTTGGTAGACTTCATATAGGGGAGGGTGTAATCCCCGCTGTCGTCCCGTGTCTCGCCTTTGAGGGCGGGGATCGCAAGGGGGGTCAAGCTGGAATTATAGAAATCCGCATCCCCCTCAATACGTTGATGTGGGTTCGGCCCGTGTTGCCCAAACATCTCGTGTATTCCGAGCATTGGAGTGGACCATTCAGGGAAAGTAAGGTCTCGAATCCGCCCGCTTCCTGAAACAGTGTAATCAAAGCCTTCTCGGTAGGTGGGTAGGCTGGAAGCGTATGCTCCCAAGTCACTAAATGAGGGATCGTCGGGGTCTACGCCTTCCGTTGAAACCCCGTCTCCGACCAGCATGACCAAAGTATCAGAATGGGCCAGCGTGATTGGCTCCTCGTTGTTAGCGGGATCAATGATCATGTTGGGATTGGTGATGATGTCCCCTGAAGCAAAGGTCATCACGCAGCCCTTGATGATTTCTCCAACGAAGAGTTCCTTGAACTCCTCGTTCGGACCCCACCCAGTCTTTTCGTTGTATTTCGGAACCACCATATCGCCATTCGGGTGTCCGAATTGGAGCCTCATACCAACGGCCCATGGTGGAACATGATCTTCCCAGTTACCCGTATTCAGGTCGGGCAATCCGTTTTCAGGGTCGGTGGTGGCAAACGAAGCTATGTTGGGCCAGCCCTCCTTTAGGGGGAAATCGGGCAAATCCACCACACTGGCGATTACGGCGGGGCGGGGGATCTCGGAAAAGGAATTTGGGTCTGCAACCCCACCATCAAACAACTCCTCGTCCAGTTCGGGGAACCCGATAATACTGTATCGAAACACCCGTGCTCGTGCGGTTCGTGGCCGCATGGTGGTGTCCGTAACATTTGTAATGGGGCCAATAACAGGGTTCTCCACTTGACCGATAGTCGATAGGAAAGTGCTTCGGAGTTTCCAATCCATGATCTTGAGGAAAGAATATGTCCCAAAGTCCATATTCTTAGGGTCAGCCCCTAATCCCGGATAGGTGGTGGTGAAGTAATTAGCCTTATTCGGGAAGATGCGAGAAAGATAATGCGTCTCCTCCATCGAACGAATCCGACCCTTGATCTCAATCTGAGGCCAACCAGGAAAACGCCATCGGATACCTGAGACCCTAAAACCAATCACTACTCGGTCGTCCACATCGTTTTTGATGTATTCCATCTGATTGTCGATCAGCAGTTCTCGCCAATCGGAAGATGGCATTACCCCATCCAACTCTTCGGCAGAGTCGATGGAGAAATCTGTCGGGTCCACAATCAAATCATCTTCGTCTACGATGACATCTGTATCCGGGGGCATAAACCTCAAGAAGGCTCGCCCATACGCATAACGAGGGTTCAATTTCCCTGAAACAGGGTTGGTGAAGCCAGGGGGTGTGTATTCCAGCCCCTCTCCAACCCAAAAACGGAACTTACCGTCTCGATCTCCAACGATTCGGCCCGTAGCGGCCTCGCTGATCTGTTCAAACCCAACGCAAACTTCATTGAAGAAGCTCAGATAGGCACGGGCTGCCCGATCAGTGTCATACAAATGATCTTGTTCAACCTTGATCCCAACCCGACCGTTCTCCCAGTTCTTATCTCCACCAACAGCAAGCGTAGAGCCGTAAGAACTTTGCTTGGCGGCGGCCTTCTTGATGATTTCTGTTGCCGCTTCGCCCGCAAAATCCAACAGTGGGATGGCTCGGTAATAGAACGAGTCTGGTGTGTGATAGGAATACGTCCCCATCAGCAGGTTCCCCAACAAACCGTTGCCTTCAGATGGGGCAACCTCGTGAAGGTATCGAAGATTGAAAGTGGGGAACTGAGGGTAGCCCTCGACCATTTTAGGCTTCACTACTCGGATTCTAATCCTACGGAAAGTTAGCCGTTGGTCGCTCTGAATGTACTGTTGGATTGGGTACTGGAAATCGATATCCCCTGTTTGGGGATCAGCGATATAGTCTTGGAACGGGGTCATTGTGCGACCTGGAAGGGTCGTCCCAAACTTATCGACCTCTCCCCACAAAACGACATCGGTCTCTTCGGATGCCAAAAAGGGCCTTCCAAAACCTAAATACGTCGTATCGTCAGGGGGGTAGATGGGTCGGGTGCTGACCAACACTTCATCGTCCCCGTACAAAATGCCCTTAGGAAGGGGTGGGGTGATGGAAACGGTTGTCCTTGTGCCGTCCTCGGACAGTGCCAACCCTGTAATCGTATGGGGAGAGCCGCCGATCTCAATCAAGAAGCCTTGGCCCAACGCCTCGATCAAGTTCGCAAAGAAAATAACCTCTCCCCGTGTTTTCGGGGTTGGCTCAAAACCTACGTTGGAGGGTTCGGGTTCATCGGGGTTTCCGAAAACAAGCCGTTCCCCTATCGGAACCAGAAACCCGTGTGGTGAAGAAGCTGTGTTACCCCAAAGGTTCCCACTTGGGTCTTCGGAGATCACCACGGGATCAGAAGGATCTACCTCTCTTGCTACAGGCCATTCCGTAATCAGGCTTAGAACATCATTTCCAGGTGCTCTGGACCCTGCTCCCGACGATGGGCTTTCAGGATAAAAAGTAACTGTGGTTAGGTCTGTTTCCGCATCGTAGGCGACAGCTTTCAAGTAAAAGAGAAACGACACAAGACGCATCAGTTGGCCGGGGTGTACATCCGCACTCCGATCTTCTAAAAGCTCAAATGAGGATACCTTTCCATCAAGGAAAAACGGTGGGCGGTACACGGGAGGTGCCGAAACCGTATAAACCGACTCTCCCCCAAAGGCTTCAAGCACCGCATAAGTAATCGTGACCTTACGGCCAGCCAAAGTAGCGGCATATGTCCCATCCCAAACAGGAGTCGTCTCAATTATGGGGGAGTCAGGGTCTAAGGGGTCGGACAGCACAGCTTCAGGAAGGTCGGGTACATCGTATTCAAGTGTGATCTCATTCGTTTCGTAATCGACCGACGCTATGATCGGCCCATATTCTGAGGCCATCTCTGGACCCACATAGATAATAGGCTCAATGTCCTGACGGACTGTTCGCCCTGTCGGATTGAACTTGAAGGTGGTGTTATTGACCTTCTCACATTCTTCGGCTCGAACATGCAGCGGTAGGAACTCGACGATTTCTGGCAGGATGTTGTCGTCGTCATCTTTTAGAAGCTCTCCCGCCGCATTTGTCGTCTGATAGGTGGCTTCCACAATTTGCCACTCAAGCAACTGCTCTCGGAACATGAAAGCACCAGCCATCGGATTGAGAAACACATCGGTTTGATCCTCTGTGACCATCCGAGAATCCCAATACACTTGCTCACCCATATTGTTCGCAATATCGATCTCGCTAAGAGCAATCGTGCCGTCAACCGAGTTCACCTCGGCTTTCCCCGCTTCCAACAGTTCGGGAGGGAAAAGAGTCTCTTCGTAAATGACGATTGCTTGACCATAATCGTCAAGAATCTGACTGCTGAACTTTAGCTCACGAGTATCTGCTGTAATTTCAACCCCTGTGGGGTCTTCACTGAAATCATCGCTTGTCGGAACTTCGACAAGCTCATCCGAAGCAATAAGAAGCGTGGCGATCCGAAGCCGATAATCCCCCGAAGCAAGATGGGTGTCGTCAGGGATATGGTTGGAAGTCAGAAACAAGGAAGCGTTCGCCAAAAGTCCTAACTCGGTAGTTTCCAACCACCGCACTGCGGCCCTTGGCGCAAAGTAAGATAGCCCGTCTACTTCGGATTCGATCAAAGTGTGGTGCAGCCCAAAACGAATCCGAACTCGTCGTTCACGAGCCAAGTCTTGACTCACATTCGCTATTAAAGCGTCAGTCCCGATCACCCCAACAGGAGATAGTAGGTGAATCTGAAACGTCTCTCGTGGCATGTGATTGAAGCGTTTGTAGACATAATCAACACTCAATTGATCGTCGATCTCATCGGGGGTTCGTAACGAGTAGACCTCCCACGAAACCACCCCATCTGAATCCGATGGGAAATTGGGCCACACGGTAAGAGTGTCCTCGTCAAACGCCTCGATCAAATAGGAGCCGACAGAATCCCCTGTGAGGACTTTCAGGCGGGCACCAATGGCAATGTCAGGGATAGCGTTGAAGCCAACCCCCTCAGGCCCCGCTGAGTCGTCTGTGAACACATTCCCACCCTCATCGAAGGTGCCTTTCGCCCCCAAGGATAGAAGTGCTCCGATCTCCTGAATCAGGATAGCGTTCCCTGTCGCCCCTTCTTGGGGAAACAAGTAATCTTCTCCGTCTGTTTGATACTTATATCCGTCCGTACCGGGATCACGGCTTAAGAAGAAGCCTTTGAGGGCGGGATGTAGGCTTTCGGGAACAACCCCTTGAACCCCGAAGCTGATTGTAGATACGGGGGTCTTGGTTTGAAACGCTACCGCCCTACTCCCCAACCAAACAAAGCGACCGATCCCAAACTGGTGGAGGATATCCTCCATGTGGACAAGACTTCGCTGGTATGGACCATCAAAAATCTCAAAGAAAACCCCTTCATCAACACCAGCCACATCTTCCAGCGGGGCTTGTTGAAGGAACATATAGGGGGAGCCACCAACATCCCCCAAATAAAGGCTTTCAATGCGGTTCGTGGCCCGAAAGTCGGGAGTTCCGTCATCGTTCCCCTTATTGAAAGGGGTTCTTTTGAAGCCGATGCAACCCCCGGTATCTGGTAGCCAGTTCAAGTCTAATGAGGTGCCAGCCAAATTGACATCTGTAAGGGGGTAGGATGTCTTCCAGAAGGGGTTGAAGCCTAAAGCCGCACACCCTGAAAAGTCCTTCTCTCCGTCCACCCCTGGAAGGATCTCAATCATCCCCTCACCCGAAGTGGCCGTTAGGAAAAGACGGTTTCCGATGTAGCCAGCTTCGTAGCCGCTGCCGTCCAGAATAAGGTTGATGCTTTCGGAGACTTCCTTCGCCGTATATGTGTCGGGATCAACCGTCACTTCTTCTGTAAGTGAGAGAGCTTCCCAGATTTTGTAATGACTTCCCCCAACAACTAACTGCAAAACCTCGTCACCACGAAGAGCGTAGGGTCCATCTTTCCGAGAAAACATGCGGATATCGGACGCATAAAAGGCTGGCGTAAAGTCTGTGTTTTGGAAGTAAAGTGGCAACCCCTGTCGCTCATCTTGGTTAGGGGCTGACCGATTGAATACAAGGGGTGAAGTCTCCGCCCCACCATGATTAGAGGAGCCATAAGTAGTGTAAACCTGAGTCAGGCTTGGGCCAAAAACCCCATCCAAGTCATCGGGGTCTTTTTTGACCACCAAATCCTCAAAAGCCTTATTGGGGTTGAATAGGAAAGTGTCTCCAACCCCCCGACACTTCCGAACTACGCCTGACTTCCCCGGCCTTCGTCCAACGACCTGACTAAAATTAGGCTCTCGCCCTGTCTTGTCCTCTTCGATCCTTATTCCAGAAACACCAAGGCCGGGAACTGGAATCGCTACGGGAGCGTTATACCCATCAGACTCCGTAAACTCATCGGTCACAAGTGCGGGAGCCTTTAACGGTTGGGCAACTCGGCACATAGCAACGCCGTCGTAGTAAAGGGTAGCCCCTGACCACAAAGGCTCAAAATCATCGTTTGGGGCATCCACCTCCCCCATATCCGCTTTTGTTATGTCAGCGGCACTCAACTTGATTTGACCTGTCGTCAAAGACACGCCAACTTGACCCGTGTTGATAATCGAATCGCCCAACTGCTGATCGTTATCCGCAAACTGAACGTCCAACCACTGTCGATTTCCGATCTTCAGTAGGGGTCTTTCTGTAGAACTTGGGATCGGAGAAATGAATAGAGGTTCGAGATCCGTGCCAAGGATCTTCCCCACTTCACCTTCAGACTCCGACTCGAAGATATCTTGTATGTACCAAATAGTCTGGCCCGCATACTGAGCAAAGACTCCTGGGTGCCACTGAATAATGCCGTTCTTGTCCCCAACGATCCCAACGGGAGCGGGGTCAAGCACAGAAAAGTCGTAGGTGGCATCATCAATAATGCTGTCAGGTACAACCAAGATCCCACGGAAACCAATCGTGCCTGCCTCATCGTCCCCTAAAGGGATTGATCCAGCATCAGGACGAACCCCTAAGCGCACCATGGCTACGGAATCAGGGATTTGTGTGCCGACTAAGTAATCCCCGACAACCAGATTCTTTGGTCGAGGGGCTAACTGAGTTGTGGCTTTTTCAGCGTCCAATCGGCCCAAATTCTTGATGGGGCCGCCCTTGTAGGGTGCCCAACGCTGATCTTTCCCGCTAAACCCAAAACGAGTTTGAGAAGGGTCATTGCGAGTCCACCAAAACTTAGGGGGGGACAGATAATAACCAACCTCTGTGACCCGATCTCCTCGTTTATGGCTCAACCCCGCCACAGAGTTCTCAGTTGGACTCAGCACACCCCGATTGAAGACGGTGTCCTCAACATAGATCACGCCAGAGTTGGGGGCGGGGCAAGAAATGTTGCCATCGGCTACCGAAAGGGTCACATCATCCCAATCGTCTGACCAATCCCCTCTACGGACGTTGATATAAGCCACCCCTGATATGGTTCGGCCACCGTCATCTGTCAAAATGACTCGGCTGCTGGCCGTCAAAGGAGCTAAAACCTGCGCCACTACCTCTAAGGCTTCAGGAACAACCTCTCCCTCTGGCATATAGAGTTCAAACGGCTCTGTAAGGGTCAGACTGTCAATGTCCAACACCTCCGCCACAGTTACGGCGTATTCAGTCCCAAAGGAATCCTCAAAAATAATGGTGGCATCAGTGCTCAGTTCAGAAACAAAATTTGTCCCAAGCCCTGTCACCAAAGTCGAGTCGTTCATAAACGCTACGATGCCCGTCAAGAACACGGGAAGAGTATCGTCCTCATCGAGACTGTTACAGGACTCAGACCCGTTTACAGGTATCCTACAAGAGCCTTGGGTCACCACGAAGTCGCCACCCTCAACCGTAGCGACACTCCCTGTGGTAGCGGCGAATACCAAGTATTCCTCTAATTCGCCCTCATTCCCCATAAGAACTGAAGAACGGTACTGATCGACACAAGGATGGGTTGGGTGATCTCCCCAAGCAGTTCGGAAGCCTTCGGAATACCCAAACCCAATGGGAGTGTGAGGTTCCGTTCCGTCAGAGAGCTTCTTAATGTCGAAATCGACACCCCCCCGTGGTGCCCCCGTTTTGGGGTCATTCGAGGGGGCTACTCTTGGCCCTCTAAGTACGTGTCCATCAAAATTGCTCAAACCACTACACCATCAAGAAATCATGTTGCTTGGACTTGATCCCGCCGCCACAGCGGGAGCGGGAGTCACGGGGGAGATTGCACCTGTCCCAAACCCTAAGGCAAGGTTCAAAGCAATCCCATTTCCAATACCTGTTGCTAACATGGGTAACAATACCCCCTTCATACCCACGGCCTTGAATCCGCTCTGAATCGACTTGATTAATTTAGGTGAATTAGACACCACCACCTTAGCAATATCGGCCCCACCTGAAACACCTGCAACCGACCCCCTGTAATATGCGCTTTGATTTATAGTGTTCGAGAACCCGATAGAGATCGCAGTCGCCATCTCCACCATCTTGACCCCCTTTAGGCCAGCAGCAAGGCAAGCCCCTATCACCACTGGCGGTGCCGGGGGGCAAATTACCTTACCGCTCGATATCATCCCCGCACCCGCTGGCCCTACTGGACAAACACCGACCAGCATCGCATTAGAGGTTTGGGCATTGATCCAGTTCTGAACCCCCATCCCAATCCCATTGGTCATCATCAACCAACCCGGAGCCGTGGACTTGAAACTGCTTGCTGAACGAATGTTTTGAGCAAGCGACACCCCAATAACAGGCATAGCAGCCTCCTTTATACGAAACGCATCCCGTAGGCCGCTGTCGTAATCATCTTGTACTTCAACCCTGTAATCGGACAAAGGGAGCCGCCCGTAACAGGGCTGCCTGGAGCCGCTGCATTAGCCGCTGCCGTGAAGGTAAACAAACAAGCGTTCGCATCATGTTTACCTACCGTATCTGTACTGTACCCTGTCAGGCCCGTCAGGGACATGGCCGCCAACTGCGCTTTGTGGGAGATCCCACCAACCAAAGTCGAATTCGTATAACCGTTCGCAAAATCTTGGACGGTTTTGTTTGTGCCACACTTACTGGTTCGTTTACCTAACCCGATGATGTGTTTCTCATCCCCAAGTTTGCGATTGACCTCACCATCCCCCGCATCAACCGTGCATTTCGTACTGCCATAAAGATAGTGGCTCTCATCCACAACAGTCGGGTAAGCAGCGCAACCAGAGGCGGGGCTACTGGTGAACTCTGTTTTTCGACACGGGCCGTCTTCGGAAGAACCCCCACCATGGGTGTATTTGGCGGTTTTCGACGTAAATACCTCTTGGTTGTCTCCGGCAAAGGATATCTTTGGAGACTCTACCTGACACGATGATTTTACACGGCAATCGAAGGTATCAGCGTCATGGAAATCAAAGCTCTCTTGAGCCGAAAAACGGGCACTTCCCGCCACCGTCATTTTTGAATGGCCGCCAGAATTCAACATCAGGGCAGGGTCATCCTTGGATTGATCTTTCTCGCTCCCTCCCGCCGAGGACATGATGGCATCACCACCAAACATGGGGCGAGCCGCATTGATCGTTACTGGTCCAGCGGGAGCATCTAATGACACCCCTTCCCCGCCTTCCCCCACAACACTCATCTTTTCAGTGCTCTCAATAGAGTACGGGCTGGCCGTTCGGAAGGAGTAACCACCTTTGACAAACACTTGAAGGCCGTTCTCGATCCACACAAGCATCTTGCCGTCTTTACGAGAAGCCACCCAAGAGGAACCCGACCTCGCCGTAACTGTCGCAGGGTTTACTTTCAGCATCATGGAGGCGTGTTCGCCTATGGGCTTTCCTACACCTGAAGACAGAATTCCTTCCCCATTGACGATTTTTGGAGCAATTGGCTTTCCGTAAAGGTCCGGGTCACCGTAAAAATCATTCCCAACCACTGACCCCAACACGAACTCAACCATGGGGGGCATCGCAGTCCCTCCCATGGGAAGACGATCCGCATCAAAGTTGTCTGTCGCTTCCGTAACGGGAAGCGTAGCGTCTGTCGTTTCTGCGACCTCTACTCGAAACTCAGGGTCAAACCCCCACATACCGAGAGCGGCAGCATTGTGTGGTTCCCCCATCGGAGCCGCCTTGGACCCCACGTGCGCCCCGTACCGCCAGAATCCTTTGCCTCCATAGTAAGCGAAGTCCTCGGAAACATTTTTCGCCCTACCTTCATCATTGATAAACCCACCAGCTTCTAAAAAGCCAAACGGGTCTAAAGCACCGAACGGCACCCCTTTGCCTTGCATTTCAACTATAAAGATATTTTTTTCATCTTCGTCCCTTCGGAAAGGAAGAGCGGGGTTCAAATAGCCGTCTTCCTGAAGACCAAAACGACCATCGGCTTCGGCACTTGGGAGCTTGTCTAAGTAGTTCAAGAGATCGGCATGTTCCCAATCTTGTCCGTCCGAGAACATCTCCGTAGGCAAGATATTAGCGTCTCGTTGAATTGGCCCCGCATAAACACGGGTGCCAGACATCGCCATGTGCGTGACTACTGAACGAGTGATCAAGGCTTGATCCTGATCTTGTAATCGGATCTCGTTGCCCCTTCGGTTCGCCAAAGTAACGGACTCGTCTAAGACTAAATCTGAACCTTGTGCCGAAGACGCAACAATATGTCCCGGCTCCATATGGCGTAATTTGAACCGCTCTCGATCAGAAATGCCCTTAACCATCTGCCGAACACCAGTGGTGTCCATTCCCTCACCCCGCTCAAACTCCTGAGCGGGAACCCAATCACGAGCAAGCATTGGAGGAGGCGGGAACCAACTTAAAACCATAGGGCGTTTTGCAGAGGCTTGGCCCGATGAATTTGAGGAGATCCAGCCAACCACACAGTAATCGCCTATGGATGGCATCGACCCCAAGAAAGAACGCCTACCGCCACCTGCATAAGTGATAGGTACGGGGGCCAACTGGTTGTTTTCAGGGTTGCCCGTAAGCATTTGAAGAGTCACATGATGTGACTCATATTCAACGAAGATGACTTTAGCGACAGCTAAGGACCACGCAGACCAGCCGGAGCCTGTCTTCATCCCTTCAAGTTCGGTTTCTTTTCGGTAGAGTAGATCGAGATAGGTATCTGCCATGGGTGCCTCCTAAGGACTCTACCCTGTGGCGGATATAGGCTGTTCAACCGAGGAAGCTACTCGTCCCCCTCATCAACCTCTTCGGAAGACCCGACATTCCCACCTTGATCGGTGTACATATCTTCCTCTTCTGGGGGAGCATCGCCTTTGAAGGTTTGGTAATACCATCCCGTTTCATCATTCGGCCACGAAGTCGCTTTACCCTCCTCCCAGTCCGTCATGTGTTCGGCTACGGACTCGTTTAAGTCATCTTGGGCCTGAGCGGGGTTGTGCCACTCATCAGCATCCCCATCAAAGATTTCCATCCACCTATTGTGTTGGGTTGACCCGACCTCATTGAGCTTATCGTACAAATCAGCCAATCTGGGATCGTCGGGAGCGTCACTAAACGCCGTAGCTAATTTCTGGAATGCTTGGCCCGCTGCGCTGTTCTCCCAATTCCCATCCCCGCCCCAATTATCGAACATATTGGCAAAATCGATAGCGTCTCGTGGCTTCTCGATCTGACCCCGCAGAGCGTCCTGAATGATTGTGTGATCTATTGAGGATTCTACAACTTGCTGCTGAACCGTTTTGACCACATTCGTTTGCAGATCCCCATCTTTGCCGTCTGGGGAAACATAAATAAATTTGGACTCGTCTGTGGCAATCATTCGGACCATGGAATCGTATAAGATTTCATTCCCCGCCACGGGATCAAGCCCACCACCGGGGAAGATATCCACAATGTTATACGCAGCGTTTAGGGGATCTGTGGTGCTGCCGGGAGTGTCTTCTCGTTGGAAATAGTTAATGAGACCCGCCGCCATGACTTTCCGTGTGGCCGCACTGCCCGTAATCCCCTTTTGCTCAATATACTGCGCCGTAGAAACGATGGCCTTGTCGTCATCCGTAGCTACTTTTAGAGTTCGTTGAAGTCTTGAGAAAGCCGCAGGGTTTGTTGTTTGCATCAACATGATCGCATCAAGCATCGTCGGAGTTGCTGCACCTGTGGCTGCGGTCGCCGTTCCAAACCCTGACAGAAGAGCCAACTTTGTGGAGCCTTCCTTCAATATGTCTCGAACAAACTTATCAATAACAGTGTCGTCGAGGGTTTCAAGAGGGTCTTGGGCCAGCAGCTTCTCGAAGCCTTGGCCCTCTTCACCAATCCGCAACCCACGCCCATACGCATAGCTTCCATAATGCCGATATCCACCCGCATCGCTGATCGGAAAGACGGGGGACAGCACCTTTGTTTTCCGTCGAAACGACCCGGTTGCATTGTAATGCCCGCTTGCACTAATGGCCCAAGGCTTTAGCCACTTCTCACCACTAAGATTGAATGTGTCACATATGGCCTTCTGGAAAGAATTCAGTTCGAGGAAGCCATCTTTCGCCGCATCTGTATTCCTTTGCGCTTTGGTTTTGAATATTTTCCCCCACGCTACCGCCGAATACTTCAGTATGTAATATAGTCTGAAAGCAACCGCCTTAGCCGCTAACGTGTAAACCCCGTGCGACAGCTTCTTCATATCGACTTCTTTTTCGTCAAACCTCGGTCTGTCCGCTCTTTGTATCTGCCGCCTACCCTTTTTATAGCACTTACATTTGTCGTTGCCCTTGGGAGATTTGCCGCCTTTACAGTAGTTGTGCAAAAAGTAGTGGGAGGCTTTGACTTTGCTCATATCCACGGTTTTGTCTTTGTTTTGAGAGGCATCCAAGTCACTGTGGGGGAAGTCCGCTCTGACGTTACTACCAAACTCTTCCTCTAAGCCCCAACTAAGAGCCGAAAGTGCGCCGTCCCATTTTGCCGTAACTGACGTAGGTGGCGGAGTGTGCTTGCCGAAAGGGTTGTTCGCCGCCGTCCACCACGTTCCTGCACCAGGAATCGCAAGAGAATCCAACTCCGCAAGAATCGGCCCGAACCAATCCTCCATCGTATCGGTTGCTGCTGGCGGGCCGTATTTAATTCCCCAGCGTTTCACAAGTGCTTCTGCAAGGGCTTTTTCAAGCCCGCTGGCTGGGGATGGTGCGCCTGTGTGGGATGACGGCACCATGGCCTTCAAGTCTATCCCCAACTGCGAAAAAACAAGCGTGTAGATTTGATCTGTAGGCAAGTCCTCTGTTCTCGATCCAGCCTTAGCAACTCGAAAGGCCCTTACCTTACTTTGTTTTGAGTCGTCCCATGCCGCAAACCGCTTCTTCAAGTTATCCATTCCTTGAATAGCTTTTGGAACTTTATCCGCATTACTTCCCGCATGGAACATCCCATGGGAAGCATCTGCCATATCGTCGTAAGCGTCTTTTATGTTTGCACCCCCCGAACCCGGCATTGTGAAAGTGTATCGAGTCGGAGCTTGATTCTCTCCTACGGGGTGTGCCGATGAATAATATCGGTAATAGCCGGGGGTAGAGGCGTTGCTGAAATTAGATTTCTTATCTCCCAAGAGATTCAAAATCTGTGCCGAATCTAACTTGTCTGGCTCATGTGCTTGGTTCCCAAGAACCCAAAGCACAGAAGTCAAAAGGTCAAAGATATCCGCTGTCCCCTTAGGGACGGTCCCGATAGCTTTCTTTTCATATGCTTTGATGTAGTCTGTGAGGGTGTCTTGCCAATCGCCCGTAACATCGAAATCCGCCCCCCCTTTACCGACATCCTCCTTTTGTTTTTCCATAAAGTCTTTGTAGGTCTCGACCTGCTTCTCAATTTCCGAAATTTTAAGCTGTTTGTAGTCCCATACAATAGAGCCGTTTTTCGTCACGTATTTCGACGACCCTGATCCAAGTCTCGGAACCCGAACCCACAAATCCGCTGCACCCACTGTAGAGGTGGTATCAAAAAGAGCTTTAGCTTTAGTTTCACTCAATGCAGCCCCGGCACCAGAAGTGGAGGTTGTAGCGAGAGATGAAGAGGATTCTCGGATCAAGGGTTCTTTTTGAGCGGGGTCTTTGAATGATGCCAGCGTTTGTTTGCTGTCGTGCCCGCAAAGGAGCAGGACCATGTTTCGGACATTTTGTGCATTTGACAGGTCCAAAACATCTTGGCCCAAAGCCCACGCAAAAGGGCTTATTCCAGCGGGATCGAGGGCCATGACCACATTCGGAAAGCCAGCAAACTTTACTGCACCTTCTCCAGAACCTTTATCCTCCATCACTAATGGAAAATTCGGCAAATCGACACGATCTAATCGCACCCCGTTTATCCCATTAGCATCCCCGCTCGCTGATTGGTTGCTGTCCCCCGGAGCCATAAACTTCTCTCGCCTCGCCACGCATTGAAGAGAAGTTGTACATTGACCCCCATAACTAAAGCTGTGAGACATGGACTTGATGTAATAAAAGCAATCTAAGTGCTCCACATACACGGGAAAGCCCGGTCGTAGTTCAGGACGTAATGGGATCGTAATGTTGGCCGAGTTCATCGCCTCATTAAGAATATCAATCCGAGCAACCGCAGCCCAAAACGCCCCACGAGCACTACTATAAAACTGTGCGTCCAAGTCTCCGGGTCGCCACCCAAACTTTGCCACCAAAGGGTAATCGATATACTGTCCTCGAATACCCCATTCGCCATCAAGACCCACACCCGTCATGTTCGAGAAGGCACTCGATTTGACTGTCATATATGTAGCAGTAGGTTCGGCAGCGGCTCTGGTGATTGAGATGAGGTCTTGGGGAGCAATCCTGTACGCCTCCAAATTACGAGTATCCAGATTGTAAAGAGGTGGCTTGAACACCAAATCCCCATCCACATCTTGATAGAACTCGTAACCCACGGCGGTAGCGGCTGCGCTGGCAATATCCAACTTGGAGGTGTACGAGGCTTCCCACAAGTTGACGTTGCCCCACTGACTAATATCATGCACAAAGGCTTTCAGTTGGGCTGCTGATACAGCCACACCCGACTTTTCGCCCGCTCTCGGCATGTATTGAAGCCTATCCGCAGGGAAAGAACCTTGGGTGTACCTTCTTGCATCCTTCACATCAGTTGCCATTTTCCAGATATCTTCGTTTCCTCGAAAAAGATCTGAAGGCTCCGTCTGTGTGTTTCCAGTATGTCGCAAGTTGATCTCTGCCGCCGTGTTCAATTGCTTAGTCGTCATACGACCAATCATGGCCGTCTGGACCGAATTCAACTGCTCTCCGTTCACACCAAACATGCGTAGGTTGTACACTTTACTTCGGAAGCGTTGCTCCCAATACTTTTGGGTCATCTCAAATAGAGAGTTACCTGTCCCAAAGAACTTCTTGGCTTGGTTGCTGGAAGCACTCAACGCAAACGCCACACCTCCCGCTGCCCCCGCCGTATCCTTGTAAAGCGAGTAGATGATCGAAAACGGGGTCATGTTGGTAAAGTTGTGGCCCACCAAACTCATTTTGAGCTTTGATCCCGTAGGCCGAGTACCAAACAACGAAGCGTTTGTACTGATGTCGTGGTACTGCCAAAAATGCAACATTCCAGTACACGACATATTGATCGAGTAGAAACCACCGCTGTAATCAATGTTGGCGGTAGTCGTGACCCCATGAAAGCAGTGGTAATAGGGTCGGAGGGCTAAATCCGTGGCATTATCCCCAAGAGCATCCCGCAGTGCTTTCACTTCTGTAGCATCTAAAGTATTCGCCATCCCCTCCACAGGAAAGTAGCCTCTCATATAAATATGAACTTCCAATCCTGGCTGGAAAACTGAATGCCCGTCCGAAAATAGAGAACTCCCAATGTCATTGGGAATAGACATGGTGAAGGAACCAGAACAGGAACCCGCCTCCACACCAGAATCCACAGAAATCTGCGTGATATACCGCTGGATATCGATCTTCTTTTGTTTCGTAGACTCTGCTTTTGAAGACGTAACGGAAACATCGCCGTTCAGAAACAGGACGGCATCTGGCGTGTATCGGATCACTCCTTTGCGGTTCGGCACCCAATTACCAGCGTGTGGTCGATCAAAGACTCCCATCAGCCGTCCTCCTAATCATCATCGTCTACCGCCTCGCCTACACCGGCTCCCGCCACGCCGCCCGCCACGGCACCCCAAGGACCAGCGAGACTCCCGACTGCGGCACCGACTACGGCACCCGCAATGACTTCGTTATTGTCGCCTGAAAGAGTGCTGTCCCACCAACCCGCTTCGTCGTCTTCGGGGGCTGTCTGAATACCTTGAAGGCCCCAGCCAGCGGTAGACTGTGCGGTGGGTCTACCCCTGTATTGGCCCCCCAACCATCAAGACCTACTTGAGCGTTCCAACTATCCTGTGCGCCCTCACTTGTTTGTACATTGAAAAAGGCATCGCCCCCCTCTTGCCCTTGATTCTGAACGGATTGAATAAAGGAAGCCATTGTTCGGATCTCGTTGGGATCGTCTCCAAACCGAGAGCCGTTGTTCGGATTGTTCATCCTCAAAACGCTGTTTGAGCGTTCGTCGGTGTGTCGGATTTCTGTAGCGGTAAAGTCAAAGGAGAAGTTCACCCCACCAAGGTTGTTCGCTTCTTCAAAGGTCCACTCCAACTTATCGAACTGCCCGATATATCGAACACCGTCATAGGCGATCTCGACCATACCGATCATCCAGTTCGCCTGACTTCCCCCAACTGTGTCTCGAATGTAGCCGTTGTTTCGGTACAACATGAACAGGTTCATCAAGTTCTGGTAGGCGGGGGACACCCTGCGACACGCCTCTTGAACACCCGATGGGTGTGTCGTTGCGCTATCTCCAAAACCTGATGAAGTAGCCAGTGAGCCAGATACCGCAGGGCCAGTAAGGGCCGATGGGCTTTCCCCTCCGTAATAGGCTCCAATACGACCTGAAAAGTTGATTGTTGGAAGCTGCTCGCCCCACGCCTGATAAATATAGCCGTACCGAGTTCGTTCTTGGAACGATTGGATCTTGGCATAGGTAACATTCATCGAAGTGGGGTTGATCAAAAGGATCAAGGGCGGAGTCCTCATCATTTGGATCAACTGCATGTAGATATCAGCGACATTCGCTTGCCCAAATAAGGGGATCGTGTCTTGAACCCCGGCCAAGTCGTTTGAAAGGGTGCCCTCTGTCGCAGAGGTGATCTGGCCGTTGTAAACCATCATCTCCAAGTTGCTGATAACCGCCTTAAAACCTATATCCGCCGCCGCTCGATCCGCCGCCGATTTTGCATCGCTGCCAGGGGTCCAAAAGGAAGTTGTTGCCGTTGGATTCGCCATTCCCATCAACGCTTGAGTCTTAACCGAAAGATTACCCAACCCTGTCCACGAGTAAGGATCTGAAGCCGTAGCTGCCCCCACTTCCTTGGGAGGTAACAAACTAATCGTAAAAGGGCTTAGATGACGGATGTTCTTGTTTGAGGCATCCATAGGAGGATTCTGTTGATCCTCCACACTCCAAGAAGCCCTTTCAGCCGACAACCCACTAAAAACATGAAGGGGTTGGTGCTCGTAAATGCTCGCCTCCCCAAACATACCCACAACACCTGTCGGAATAGGGTCCGACACGTCTGGCAAAATCCCGCCTGAATCAAACCCCGCTGGCGTGGAAACCGCAGGTGGAACTTCTGCTTCCCCAACCGCCTGTTCAGCCGTTTCCACTGTACCAATAGTGAACGACCCTTCCTCGGCGGCGATCTCAAACGCTACCAACATAGCGTCCTCGGAAGTAGCGGTGGCTCTCGATATTGTGATCCCGCTTTCTTCCCCGTAGGACTCCGAAACTTGAACCGCATATTCAGCCGCTTCGGGCTGTAACCCCACAGCATTGACTACCGAGTTCTCCAACAGAGCCGCTTCTTGGATTTTTTGAAGCTCCTCTTTCTGGATCGAAACCTGGTCGGGGGTAAGTGTAATGGCACCCATTATCCCGCCCCCCTCGAATAGTCATCAAAGCTGCCAGCAAGAGATTTGAATTCGTGTCGCTCACTCTCAACTGTAAAGGATGCCGAAATCGAAAACTCGTATGGCTTTTCGGCTTCTTCTTGGACGGTGAAGTTACTGAACCACCCAAACCAGTGATGACCGTCAAAGGAACACTTGATCTTTCCACGGGTAATGATCGTTCCGTAAGCATCGTAAATCGCACCGTTACAATGGAACAAAGCCAAGAGGTCTAAGAACTTGTCATAGGCAATCGTCTGGCGGCGAGTACCCCCCGTGTCTAACGCTTGCATACGGCTCGGTAAGCGGTCGTTGTGGAAGGTCGGCCCTGTGGTGTTGGAAAGACCCGAATAGAGCCTCATAAAGCCGCCTGTGGCCGCCTCGAAGCTAATCTCGGAAGGGATGTCACCCCAATGCTGTTCGACCCACCCACCCATCGTCTGGATGCGCTCAATGAGCTTCGTCATGCTGATGCTCATCGACTTCGGGTTCACATGCAAAACAAGCCGCATCCCCTCAGGGAGCATACTGGTCACGCCATCGGGAGCGAGGATATCAAAGATAACAGGGCGGATGCCCTTATCTGTGATCTCATCATATTCGTCGGTAAAAGCCGACTTGATGATCTGTTCGTACTCCCTCGCCACTTCTCACCATCCCCTACGCTTTGAACTTCTTCATGGGGTGGCCGAAGTTGCCCTTACCAGCCCACGCTTTCTTAGACCCGCCCGGACCCGTCATCCGAGCACCCGCATAAACGGCTTGCTTCACCTTTTCGAGATCCATTTCTTGACAAACATAAACAAAGACACTGCCACCACCACCGACACCACCCGTCGCTTGATCGACAGCACCACCGGGCTTCATACCAATGAACTCATCCTTGGTGTTGATTGGGCGGATAACCCCGCCTTGTGACCCGCCTTGATAGATGAAGTCTTGTAGGGTGTTCATATCGACCCCAAGCGACTTAAAGTCTTTTAACAAAAGGGCTTTTCGAGGGTCGTCGTTGTCCAACCGTTTGTACATTGAAGCAGGGCTGTCAGGGGTGTTGAGCGATCCAGCCTCACCCTTCGCCAAATTCTTAGCGGCATCGCCAGTGGGGTCAAGACCGAGGAAGGTCGCAGCGTTACGAGAGAGTTCGGACTTCTTTGCTTCGGCCTCTTCCGTCTTGCCCTCTGCCAGCAGCTTCTTGATCTCTTTACGGACCTTCTCGGCGTTCCTGGCGTATTTCCTAACCTTCTCCTGTTCATCTTTTGATTTTTTGATGTTGTCCCACGGGCCTCTTTGGTTAGCCGCCATCCAATCCTCAAACTTTTTCTGAGACATTTTGTCGGCCCCGACCTCCAAGGTCGCCTTCACGAAGTCTTTCTTCAAATCCTCAGTGGTGTAGTCGTCGCCATCCTCCTTTTGTCCTGCATAGCCAGCCGCTACCTGCTTTTCGAGCAGCTTGAACATATGGATAATGTCCCCACCGCCCTCGGCACCCCTAAAGCTCGTGTTCATGTCGTTGGAAAGATTGGCCTGAGCATAGCCAGAACCCCTGGCATCAGCCGTTTTGCCGTCCTTGTCTTTCTTACTTTGTTCAGCCGTTACATATCCAGTAGTGCTTTGGCCTCTGCGGTCCAGCTTACCGTCCGTAACTCCGGGGGAGTATGTGACAGCAATCGAGTCGGTCACCTTCTCCAAGTTCAACCCAAGGCCCTGCATCCAAATAGCCATTTCAGCCATTTCAGCGTTGATATCTTCGGCGCTTCGATTTGTTGCGTTACCTGCGGCATCTGAATTAAAGGTGGCATACGAAGCATCGCTGGGAGCAAGATGGGTTGTTGTTTGCCCGATGCTTGTTATCGCTTGCGGCTGGTGTGTCCTAAATGTGCCCGCAACCCCTCCCGACAAAGCCTGACCATGGGACGTAACTTCGTCATCCCTACCTCTGATGCGTAAAGTCCTTCTTGTATCGGTGTTCCTTAGGTTCTCTGAGGAAACGCCGATGCCACGGTGCTTATATGTTGACCCCTCTCCCGTGATAGATACACCAGATATGTTTGAGGGCGCATCGGAAGCTCCCGTCCAGGTCGTCCCAGCTTCCTTCCTCGACCGATTTGGGTCTTTGAAATCATGAAGCATCCGCCCTGTTACCACCTCAGGAGCATCTTCTTTCCATGCGTCTTGCCTCTGCTTGTTAGTAATGGCTCCGTGACCAGGAACATCGATGCCGTGAACATCCTGCGTATGGAACGAGCCATGGACAGCGTCCCCACTCATGGGGTTGTCGGGGCTGGAAAAACCGCCCGCCCGATCAGGGTCTTTGATCGTGAACGCTGTCATGTCCTGATCAGCATTTATCGATTGGGTAACCAAGTTGGCATTATGGATGTTCCGCCCTGTGGTCACCCTTGCAGCTTTGGACGTTGCAATTTGCTCCTCCGTGTACCCCATTTGTTCGGCTTCGGTTTTCCAGCCCTCTTGTCGGGCGAACCTTCTTGGAGCAGCCTGCTTGAGCATGTCCATAAACTCAGGGTTGGCTTGGGCTTCCTTCAGCATTCCCCGTGGTAAGCCACCATCCCCGTAGGACGCATATGAGCCTTGCGTCCTGGAGATGAAACCAGAAGCGCCTGTACCCAAGTTAGCGTTCATATTAGGGGTGCCGTCTGCATTAAACGCATTGTTCGCCGCATATTTAGCTCCCTGATATTTGATGTTCATGGTTTCCCGCTTGTCTTTCATCTCCTCAACTTCTTGTTTCATCGTCTGCGCTTTATTGAAGTCTTTTTCTTGAGCGGCTGCTTTCTCTTTTTTCCTGATCTCACGACTCAAAATTTGGATGTCACGGTTTGTTTTAGTAGCTACTTTTGAATACCTGCTTTGCGCTTCAAGGGTGGATTTGAACGAATTGTCCCCAACGATTGATGTGAGAATCCCCTGAACCACTTTGAAGATTTGGTTTAAGACCATTGTGATCCCAGCATTCAAGGCATCCGCTATTGAGAAGGTGTTGTCAGCAATCTCACGGGAAAGCTCCTTATCTTCACTGAAGTTAGCGACCTGTGTTTGATGCTCAACACGGGCACCCTGCGACTGGTAGTAGTCCTCAATGGAACCGACAACCCTTTCAACGCCGTTAGCATCCTTAGTGATCTGAACATTCCCTTTTGAGTCCAAGGTGGCTGCCAACATCTTTCCATTCATCCCAACGACCGCACCATACGCTTTCACCTGCGCTCGCTGACTCGCTGAAATCTCCTTCGCAGTCATATCTCTTTTGACACCATCTTTCTCAACGGTGTAACCATTCTTCTCTACCTCCTTCGCCATGTCTTTCATCACTTCATAATTACCGTCAAAGGCTTGCGTTAGATTTCGCATCTGACGCAACTGTTCCCCTTGCATCCCTGTGGCACTTTCTAAAGCCGCCAATTGCAACGCACTTAATTCATGGATTTCTTTACCGGGGAACATGCCTTTCATTGAATCTCGAAGCATGTTGAGCTTCCCGCCCATATCCAACTGATCGAGATTCTTCGCCATATTAGTCAGCCCACCCTTAGAGGCTTCCGAAATATTAGCCAAAACCGTCAAACGGTTTCGCATCCCGTCAGCCGCCGCCGCATCCCGTTTGGTGGCTTCCATGTGGAATTTAGCGAGCATCTTTTTCTGTTGGGTCGGACTCAAGTCCTTCAAGACCTTCACCAACTCTTTCTTATCCATTGTTCCTAAGGTCTTATCGCCCCCAGCAAGGCCAATGGACCCCATCGTTATGTCCCCAAATTTCTTATTCTTCGCCAAATCCTTAACGAAAGCGTCCGCTGTGTTTTCTGCGGATCTGGTAACAGTCGCTTTTGTTCGGCCTACTCCCGCCAGCTTGACACGCTTAAAGCGAGCCGTCATAGACTCATCTACGAAACCTTTAGATAGGGTACTAAGGAACTCCCCACCTGTTTTCTGACCAAGGATCTTCCCGATCCGCACCAACAAAGCGGAGGCTTCTTCGAGACGCACGTTGTACATGGACATGCCAGAAGTGGCTTGGATCACCATCGAAAAGAACCGCTTGGTTGAGAAACCAGATTCCATCGCAAAACGGCCAATAGTGCTGAACTTTTCAGCTACGGTTTCCAAGGTGAGGCCCAACTCTTCAGATTGGGTAGCCATATTTTGAGCAACGGTGCTTGCGCTCTCACCAATCATACGGCTGGTGTTGATAACCAACGACATCGCCTGCCCGTATCCAGTAAGAGCAGATTTGGCACTTGTCATATCATTGGTCATTTCACGAATGGTCGAACCATGTTCGTGAAGGGTTTTGATAACTTCAATGTTGTCTTTTGCAAGAGAACGTAACGAAAACTGCATGTTGATTGCAGCGTCTCGCATGGCATCGATGGAATCGGTCGCACTATCGAAGCCTTGTCCAAGCATATCCGCCCCACCAACGGTGGACAGCAAGGACTTGTTAAACTCCTTCATCTTCGAGTCGGCAGCCATAATCACAGCAACAATGCCCATGATCACGCCGACCACAGCCCCAATTGCGGCGGCTGCGGCCCCAAGACCCGCAACTACAGCCCCTAACATCCCGACGACTGGACCCAGAAGGGCACCCACTTTGCCAAGCATTCCAGCGGCCTTACCCATCCCGGCCATGGCTTTACCACCGCCAGCCAGCTTCCCTAAAAAGCCACCCTTTTTACCACCCTTGGCTTTCCCTTTGCCGCCAACCGCACCGGGGCCGCCCGATTTGCCCCCCATTTTATTGAGAAGGCCCAAATGCTTTTTGGCCATGTTGTTGACTGCGGCCCAGGCTTTTTTGCGTTCCGTGAGAAGCATTTTCTCTTGCTTGAAAATATTGCGGATAGCAGACAGTCGGCTCTTGCCCTGCTTGTCATCTTGCTTCGCAGCCGAAGAACTCGACTTAGCTACCTCTGTAGCTACCTGTTGCTCAATCTTGATCCGCTTCGAGTGATAGTCGGCAAGCTGCCTGTCTAACTTTGAAGTATCTACCGTGAGTTCTTGTGTCAGGGCCTTCTTAAGGGTCTCCCCGATCTGTTTTGAGGCAACATCAGCATTTCGCCGCATGGCATCAAAACTAACCGCCCCAAGACCTTTTTCGATCTCAGTTTGCAAAGCCTTGCTTGCTTGCTCAACGCTTTTTGCGTTGAGCATAAATGCAAGTTCAAGTTGTTCAACTTTGCCGCCGCCAGCCATGATCAGTCGCCTCCACTATAACGAGGCAATCGAGAGGTTATTTTATCTTGAAGGTTGCGGTCATCTTTTTTGGGTTTCGGGATCTCTTTTCGAGCAACTAACTTGCCGTCCTCTTCAACTAAAGCTCCCGCATCCTTTTCCGAATCTACCCACTTATCAAAGGCGGCCTGCTTCCGAGATGTGGGATATGAAACCGTCCGTGCTCCAGGCCGATCAGCATCAAAGCCCCCTTCTTGCATCATTTGAGCTACTTGATCCCCTGTGTACCCAACCAAACGGGTTCGAGGACGGGTGCCAAGATTCTCTTCTCGTTCTCGGATTTCCTGTTGGGCTTCGGCCATCGCTTGATCTCGTGCCGAACGCTCTTGGAGCATCCTTTCTTTGATCTGATCTTTGTATTCAGCAACCACCTTATCGTGAAAGTCCATATCCCCAGTGACCCAACGGCGCATTTCATCGGCCAACTCATCAGAGGTGTACGCCATGCTGACCTGATCTCCCACATAAGGGTCTACAACAGATCCGTCTTTCGTGATCAGTTTGCCGTCTTCATCCAAAACACCCGTTGCTTTGTAGTACCACTCGTCCGATTTCTTGGCCCGATCTTGAAGACGAAGCTCTTCCTTTTGCTTCTCTTGCTTATTCATCCTCTCAACAGCTTTTGGAGCATGGGGGGCAATCGTTTGTTTCGTCAGCGTCCAATTAAATTCATCCCGTATTCGCTGGTCCTCTGCGTAATTCCACGCTAACCAAACCTTTTGGGAAGCGTTCAAACCCAACCCTTCAAGCCCCGTCATACCTGTTAAGGTATCTAAATTGGGCGGGCCACTTCCCAGACCTCTCCAAAGGTCACGAGAGCGATCCTCAAACAAAAAATAAAGGATGTTTTCTTGCGCTTTCGACATCCGCCGAATCAATCCCAAAACACAATAAAAGAGAGCGTCGAAGGCCCCCCTCGGTAATGAGTTCAACACCTCTCGAAACATCAGCTCTTTGCCAGGGGTGTTGAAATAAGGGAAGCCATCAATCAACCAAACCAGCCGAGCAACCATCGCAATAGACCAATTTCGTTGGGCGACCGCATCCTTCTGCACAGAAAACGCATTTTCTAAAAGGAAGTAATCTGACGGAAAAGGGCTGCGGATATTAAAAGTGAGATCGCCTACGGTAATTCTTTCGGAAAGAAACCCCGGCGTAATCAACGATTCGGTGTCTTCTAATAGCTCTAAACGCTGCTCCTGTGTTGTGGGAGGGAGCCGAGCCATTGATCACCGTTTCTTCGGTGGTGTAAACCTTGGGTTCGTCGAAGGCTCTGCTACCGAAGGCTCTGCTATCGAAGGCTCTGCTATCGAAGGCTCTGCTTCGGCAACTTCTTCGGCCACCGTTTTCGCTGCTACGTGAGGGGGGACTCGCCTTGACCGAAGCTCTTGGATGCGTCGAGTTTCTGCTGCCATTGCCGCTTCCATGGAATCCCCATCGCTCTTATCCACCCAACCACCATCCGCCGCCGCACTGCTTACTGAACCCGTAGCTGAAACAATGGTTTCAGCTTCCGTAGGGGCTTCCTTCGAGGTTTGTGGTGATGGGGGTTCAGAGATCGGCGCTTGCTTTTCTACTGGTGTGGCCGAAGTGGGGATAGCTGAAACACGACCCCCATCGGTTGTTGGGGTCGCATGGGAAACCGCATCGGTATCGGTTGCTGTATCGGTTGCTGTATCGGTTGCTGTGTCAGTTGCCGGGAGTGTTGCTGTACCCCACCGATTTGTTTGGGGTGTTAGTGAAGGGGTGGGGTCAGCTTCTTCACCAGTTATCGGAAGACCGTCTCCCGACAAGACCGCTGTTGTAGCTTTGGATACCTTCATGTCCTCCAAAGTTTGCAACCGCCCCAAGAGGCGTTGGATTTCCGTTTCAATATCTGGAGGATTAAACTCAACAGCCTTATCAGACTGTAGTTCACAGCGTTCCATTATCTCGTTGAACTTCCGAAAAACGGCTGTCAATAATGGGCGAGGCCATGTCTCCAACATTTGACGAACCGCCTCAGTTCGCTTGACCTTAACGGGCTGGCCGTTCGGGAGAGTTTCCCCGGTGGCTACGTAATCTTCATTACGAAGATCCAAACCATTGATCTCAACCAAAGAGTAAGAAAGACAACCCAACTTGAAACGGTTTAGATACTCGACCGCCAAGGAATTGTCCTTTTCTTGATCCTCTTCGGGAGTAGCCAAGATTTTTGCTTGCGCCCACCTCTGAATTTCAAGCTCTTCCGCCGGACAAAGCACACGCATTACAACAACAATACCATCAATTTCAAAGCGTTCTTCAACCTCACCAATCTGCTTGATTGGTTGAAGGGTAGCTTTAAGGGTGGCGAGATCGAGCATTGGACGTCTCCTTATAGATATACATCATTCAGATTCTACCCCTAATGCTTTGGTAGAACTATGGAGAGACTTATCCGAGCGTGGAGATATCGCCTTCAAGACCCGTTGTGCCACCAGCGTCCACCATGCTTCCACCCCGAATCGGCGTAGAGCCAAACCGAACAGAACCAAGCTGACCGAGAGTTGGGTCATTACCAGTAGCAAGAAACTCACCGTAGTAGCTGGAGAAATCATGGACATCAGAAACGATTACCGACCCTGTTTCCATGATCATGCCAGCATCCTTAGCGAAGGATGCGCTCCATGCCGTAAACCAACAGGCTTCGTACATGGTGATGATGGCCGAATGGCCTCGGTCATTAGTATTTCCAGCATTTGACGCTGGTGCCGCACTGTCGGGGTTCGGGGTTTCGGTTGTTCCTGAAGCGGTCGTCCCTGAAGCGTATCCGCCCGCCGCCTTGCCGTCTTGGGTAACTTGTCCGTAGGCTGTTTGCTTGACACCGCCGTCAAAATCGCCCGATGCGCCACTCGCACCTGAGTTTGCTTCCGCCAGATCCCAATCCGCAAGCGTGGAGAACACAAGCTGCTGTTCAATGTCGAAGGGCCACCTGTGGTGTGCAAGAGATCGAACTGGACCGTCTACACCTGAAGCATAGCCAGTGGCTTGCCAAAGGTTGCAGAGATAAAGCAACGCCCGCTCAAAGTCGCCTGTAGTAGGCTCCGTCACGGAAGGCACGAGTTCCGCCACCTGATCCCCGAAGCCGATACCACGAACAGGTTCAACCGTTCGACTTTGACTTGGGTTAAAAGAGGACAAAACACCCATCTGATGTAGAGAAGTGTTTTCACCGTACACAGGAGTCAGAATACGCACTTTCTGCGAAACTGCCGTTCG